CCCCCACCCCATTCCGGCATGACCAACCGAGGAGATCAGCCATGTCTTCTTCCATCCAGACCGCCCAGTCCGCTGCCTGGCCGGAGGGCGTCGTCGCCCGCTACGTGACCCTCGCTGGCGCCACCGTCGACGTCAGCCACGACATGAGCCTCATCCAGGACACCGAGCCGAACCTCTCCATCGCTCGCTGCGGCGGCGAGAACTGCGACGCCAGCCACCACGAGCGGTGGACGGACTACGGCTACCGCTCGGATGACGGCAGCAGGGGCGCTGACCGCGAGGTCGGCAAGTGGGCCCAGGCCCACGCAGAGACCTGCCGCGCCCTGCCCCGCCCCACCGCCTAACCCGCACCACCCCCACCGTTCCTGTGATCTGAAAGGCACCCCCATGTCTACGTTTCTGTCTGACGCCGATCTCGCTGTCACCGAGTTGGGCCGTCGTGCCCGTGCGGTCGCTTCGGTGGCTGATGCGACGGTCGCCAGCATTTTCGACGAGTTCGCTGAGGCTCGTGCGGCTGGCCGTCACGACGTGATGAACCTGATCCGCGACCGTGCCTACGCCTTCGACCCGGATCTGCTGGCCGAGCTGGACGGCTTCGACTACCCGGCCGCCGCGTGATGGCGGGGGTTCGGCGGCTGATCGCCGCATTGGCGCGCACCGCGAACTGGCGCTGCCCGGACTGCGACACCTGGAACGCCGACAGCGACGAAAAGTGCCACACCTGCGGCTGACCACCCCGATCCGCACCACCCATCCATCAACGAGAGAGGACCACCGATGGCGACCGTCGAGATCACCTCGTTCGGGTTCCTGCACGCGGGCGCCCCGGAGGCGGACGTTGTGCTGGATCTGCGGCGGGCGTTCCGTGACCCGCACGTCGACCCCCGGCTGCGGCAGCTGACCGGCCGCGATCGGCTCGTCAAGCGGGCCGTGCTCCGCACGAGCGGGGTTCGCCGTCTGCTGCGGGCGACGGTCCGGCAGGTGCAGGCCTACGACCGCGGCCCGTCCGTCGACCGGATCGTCATCGGCTCCGGCTGTGCAGGCGGCAGGCACCGGTCGGTGGTCGTCGCCGAGCAGCTCGCCCGTCGCCTCCGCCGCCGCGGCCACACCGTCACCGTCACCCACCGAGACCTGCACCAGCCCGTTGTACAGCGCTAACCCCGCACAACCCACACCACTCACTCGAAGAGGAGAACGACATGCGATTCCGCACGAGCCCTTCCCCCGCCGTCGCCGAGACGAAGAGCCGCACCAGCGACGACCTGCGGAACGAGTACAGGTTGATCACCCGCGAGCGCTCCGGGGGTCACAACTCGCTCGGCGCGATCGCCGACCAGAACGACATCGCCCGCGAACTGGAGCGCCGCGGCGAGCTCTGACCCACCCACAACCCCCGTACCGCCGGGCGCGGCCACCCCTCCGCGTCCGGCACCAGCCCCGAATCCCAGCGTGATGCTGCCGGATCGGATCCGGCCCGGGGCACGCACCACCACCCGACCAACCAACCGAGAGGAGCCCGGCATGGACGAGAAGAAGACCGACCTGTCCAGCAAGGAGAACGTGGCGAAGGGTCAGAAGGTCTACGACCAGATCGTGGCCGGCAAGGTCCGGGACGTGAACACGACGCTCGACGCCACCTACGGCCGGAAGGAGGGCTGACCGTGGGCTTCGGACAGATCGCCGCGCACCAGATCCAGCAGCTCGCCGCGCAGGCCCGGGCGGGCGCGCTCGACCCGGCAGCCGCCCGGCAGGCCGCCGACAACAACCTGGCCCGGCTCAGCCCGGCCGACCGGCAGGAAGCCGAGGCCATCCTCCGGCAGAACGCGCCCCAGTAGCTGACCGGCTGCCCGATCCGCCCGTCTCGCACGGGCGGTGAGGGGAACCGGTCAGCGCTTCCAACCCAACCGAGAGGAACCCTGATGGGCCGCAACTTCCCCGCCCAGACCGTCGAGGGCAACGGCGACACCTGGGAGCCCGCCGCCGGGCCCGGCCGCAACGGCGAACCCGTCTACTACCCGACCAGCGGACCGGAGACCCCAGCAGAGACGCCTTCCGAGATCGAGGCCAACTACGGCCGTCGCTGACCGGCTGCCCGCGGCGCCCGACCTGCTCGGGCGCCAAGGAGAACTGGCGCAGCGTCACCCCACCCCGTCCGTTCCGACCAAAGAGGTCGTCATGTTCCGTCGTGTCCTGCTGTGGTCGCTCCTCGCGGCCTACCTGATCGTCGTCGCCCTGTGGCCGGCGGCTGCAACCCCGGTCGATCTGGCGTTCACCGGCCTGGACTCGGTGATCGCCGCCATCCCCGGCCCTGTGCTGCTGCTCGCCGCCGTCGCCGCGTGGCTGAAGCACCGGCCCACCCCAGTGAGGTCCGCCTGATGGCCGCCGACAAGGCGCACGGCGCCCGCACCGACGACAGCCGCCGCCCCCAGGGCACGGCTCCGTTCCAGAACAGTGCCCCCGGTGACGCCCATTTCCAGGGCCGCGCGCCCTCTACCGCCACCGACCACATCCGCCGACGCCCCCGCGTCACCGCGAGCTAGACCCAGAGAGGACTGATACCCGTGACCGCCACGTCGTTCGAAATGCTCAACGGCCAGGACCGCTTTGACCCGGTTGCGCTGGCTGAGGCGGAGGCGATCCGGACCCGCGCCGAAGCTGAAGCCGAAGCCGCCCGCATCAAGGCCGCCGGCGCGGCCGAAGCCGAGCGCATCAAGGCCGCCGAGGAAGCCCGCAAGCAGAGGATCGCCAACGATAAGGCCGAGGCCCGTGCTCGTGAGGAGCAGGCCGCCCGAGAGGCCCGGATCGCCAAGCTGAACCGGGAGCGTGAGGAGGAGGAGCGCGCTGCCCGCGAGGCGGAGGAGAAGGCGGCCGCGCAGGAGCAGGCGGAAGCGGCGAAGGCCGCCGAGGTCGCTGCCGCTGAGGAGCAGTGGCGGCAGTACGCGCTGAGGTTCTACGCCGTCTGCTCGATCGTCGCCCTGCCGGTGCAGATCGCCGCGTTCTACAACCCGAACGCCCTGTGGCTGATGGCCGCTCCGCTCATGCTTGAAGGCGGCGCGTGGGTTGTCCTCAAGGGCGCCCGGGCCGCCGCTGCCGACCACCGGCCGCACTGGCACTACCGGCTCATTGCCTGGGTGCTCGCCTTCATCGCGGCAGCGATCAACCTGTGGCACGGGCTGCACGCCTTCGACCCGGCCACCGCGATCGGCACGGCGTTCGCGTCCATCGCCGGCCCCGGCGTGTACGACCTCCACGAGCACGGCCAGATCCGTAAGCGCGACGGCGCGCTCACTCGGAAGCAGCGCAAGGCCCAGGCGAAAGCCGAGCGTGCCGAGGCCGCCCGCAAGGCCGCGGAGGAGAAGCGCCGGGCCGCCGAGAAGGAGGCCGCCGAGCGGGCAGCAGTTGAGGCCGCGGAGAAGCTCGCGCAGGCGCGCGCCAAGGAGTTCCCGAAGGTGTGGCAGCACGCTCTGCGGCTCGCTGCGGCGCTCGGCGAGACGACCGTTACCGAGGCCGTCTGGAAGCGCGCGCACCGAGACGTCGAGGGGGCCGACCCGTCGGAGTCCGCGGAGATTATCCGACTGCGCAACGCCGCCGAAGCGAGGGTCGAAGCCGCCCGGCAGAAGCGCTCCGTGAACGGATCATCGCAGCAGGTCGCATCGCAAGTGCCCGGCGCGAAGAAGCCCCGCGTCTACAACCCTCCCGCCCGCCGCGGCAAGCGCACTAAGGGCGACGTCAAATACGCCCCCGCCGCCCGCCGCCAGGCCTCCATCGCCGCCAAGCAGACCGCCGGCAAGAAGGACCCGTCATGAGCATCGAGACGACCCCCAGTAGCACCCCCGACCCAGAGTGGGAGCGCATCGTCGGCGGCTACCTGAACGCCCCCGGCGAGGCGCCCGTCGAGAAGCAGACGACGTCCGTCGACCTGATGGGCGACACGCCCCTCACCCCAGCCTGGACGAAGACCCGCACCGGCTGGAAGAGCCGCGCCGAGGTCGGCCGCGTCAACACCGTCCGCAGCTTCCGGAAGTGGCTGCGCCGGCAGGCCACCGAGCACGGGCACGCCTCACAGATCGGCCGCGGGATCCGCCGCACGGTCCTGTGGGTGCAGGGCACTGAGGGCGCGCAGATCCTCGCCGCCCGGCACGAGGTGCAGCAGGCGCAGCGCGACTACAAGGCCGCGAAGTGGGCGCACGACCGGCGGCTCATGCCCGGCAAGGAAAAGGACAAGCGGCGCCGGGAGATGGAGGGAGCCTTCGCCGACTCCGTCGCGGCGATGAGCAAGTATCGGTCGGCGCAGCGGGACGCCCGCGTGCGGCGGGCCGTGCGCGGCGTTGCGGCCCTCGCCCCGATCGCCGGTGTCGAGGGTGCCGGGCTGCACCTGCTCGGCGCGCCCGGCGGACTCGCAGCCACCGCCGCCACCCTGGCCACGTTCGCGCTGATCGGCCGGCGCACCACCGCTGGCGAGCTGTACACCGACCGCGACGCGAAGATCGGCGACGGGGACCGCATGACCGACGAGATGGTCAACCGGGTCTATCGCGACGCTCGCGTCATCGCCGCCGACGACGAACTGCGCCTCATCACCCCCTGCACGCTCACCGCCGACGGCAAGGCCTGGCAGGTCGTGTTCCAGCTGCCGTCCGGCACCCCCGCCAAGAAGGCGCTCGGCGCGCGCGAAGGCATTGCAAACGGCTTCGGCGTGTCCGTGCAGCAGGTCCACCAGACCCGTGGCGACCGCGAGGACACCATTCACCTACGGGTGTCGCTGAAGCTGCCGTTCTCGTCCAAGCCGACCCGGGGCCCGCTGCTCGACGCAGAGCGGGTCAACCTGTGGCGGCCCATCCGGATGGGTGTCAACCTGCGCGGCGAGGAAGTTGTCACCTCGTGGGTCGAGCGGTCCGGACTGTTCGGCGGCGAGCCAGGCTCCGGCAAGTCCGCCGCGGCCAACGACCTGCTGCTCGCTGCTGCCCTCGACCCGACGGTGCGCATGTACCTCGCCGACGGCAAGGCCGGCGCCGACATCACCCCGTTCGAGCCGATCGCCACGATGTTCGACACCGATGGTGACCCCGACAAGCTCCTCGACATCCTGCAGTACATGTGGGACGTCGAGATCAAGGAGCGGCGCGCCCTGGCGAAAGAGCACGGTTCCCGCAAGCTGACCGAGGCGATGGCCGCCGTCGACCCGCGGGTCTGCCTGGCCGTGCTCCTCGTCGACGAGTGGTCGTCCTACGGTGCCGCCGCCGACCAGAAGACCCGGCAGGAGATGGAACGGCTGCTGCGGCTGATCGTCCAGCAGGGCCGGGCGCTCGGCATCATCAGCCTCGCCGCCACACAGAAGCCCGACAGCGACTCCGTGCCCACCGGCATCCGCGACATCCTGTCCATCCGCTGGGCGATGCGCTGCCTCACCCCGCAGGCCTCCGACACGATCCTCGGCCAGGGCTACGCCTCCGCCGGGCACAACGCGCAGGACATCCTCAAGTCGCAGCGCGGCGTGGGCATCTACATGGACGGTGAAGGAGCCGAACCGGAACTGGTCCGCGGCGACTACTACGACGATGACGAGGTCGCCGCCATCCTGGGCCGCGCCTACGCGCTGCGGCAGGAAGCTGGGACGCTCCCGGTAGGGGCCGAGCCGGACATCCTCGATCACCTGATCAAGGCCGCTTCGGGGACCGGCCGCGGCAACGTGACCCGCGCGGAGGTGTTCGCCTACCTCGCCACGGTCGACGAGGGGTTCGTCCGGGGGGACGACGAGAGCGATGAGCGTCACCGGTCCCGGGTCGGCAGTCTCCTCAAGGACCGCCTCGCTGAGCTCGGCGTCGAGGTGCCCGCCGTGCAGTTCCCGCTCGACGGTAAGCGCGTCTGGGGATGGACCTTGGAATCCCTCCAGGGCGCCCGATAGGAGCGATTTATCCCTGAGTGGCCGTGCCGGTATCTGTCATTTTGCCCCTGAGTGCCCCCTGTGCCGAGCAGGCGCCACCCTGTGTAGCACGCACAGGGGTACGGGCCACCTGCACAGGGGGCAGCACAGTCCACGACCTGCGGTTTCATCGCCGCGCACAGTCCCTGCACACCCCTTACGAAGGAGATCACCATGCCCGCCAAATACACCGCTGGAGAGATCGCCAAGCTCGCCCGCCTGGAGTTCAAAGCCGCCCGCCGCGTCGTCGCCGCCGGCCACGAAGCTGCTGGAGGCAACGACCGGGCACAGGACCGCATCCACGACCGGGCACAGCAGCGCTGGGAGCGCGAAGCCGGCGTCGCCTTCAACCAGCTGGAGGCCGCGGAGAACGAACTCGCCACGGCCGAGGTGAACCTGCGCTCCGCCCGGGGCGAGGACAAGGCAGCCGCCCGTCGTGCCCGCAACGACGCCAAGGACAAGGTCCGCCGCGCCAACAACGCCGCCCGCAAGTACCGCTGACACGAAGGAGACCCGCATGCCCCTGTTCCGCCGCACCCCCGAACCGCAGGGCTACCGCCCCACCGAAGCCGAAGTGGCCGACGCTGCCGTCCAGCTCAACTCGGGCAGCCACCACGCCGCCTACGACCTCACCGCCCACTCCGGCGACCGCCGCCAGGAGACCGTGATGCGGATCCTCGACCACTGCGTGGAGGACGCCGAATGAAGCGCACCTACCACTTCACCGCGGCCATCAGCGACGGCCTCCGCAAGAAGCGCACCTGGACCGCCACCCACATCGAACTCAGCTGAGGAGACCCCGACTATGTCCGTCCTGCCCGAGCCGACGCCCACCGCCCCCGCGGCCGGGCAGACCACCAGCCCCCTTACCGACGCCGTCATCAGTGCCGCCGTCGACAACGCCATCCACGAGTCGCGGCGCCGCAGCACCAGCCCGCCCGCGCGGAAGCCGGATCGCCCGGCGATGACGCCTCAGGCGACCGGCGTGAGCGTCATGATGATCGCGGGCGGCTTCCTCAGCCTGTGCCTCGGCACCGCCGTCTCCGCCGTCCTCCACTTCTCGCACGGCGCCAACGAGACCGTCGTCATCACCCTCTGCGCCGCGCCCCCCGCCGCGTTCTTCTCTCTCGGCGCCCTCGTCAAGAAGGTCAAGCAGGCCGCCCCCAACGAGATCCACAACCACTACGACGGGCCTGTCTACCAGGACCAGCGCAACGTCCACAGCAGCACCCGCGGCGTGTGGGCCAAAACCAACAACCAGCAGTAGGAGAACCCCATGACCACGATCACCCTGACCCGCGAGGACCTCCGCGAGACCGCGATCGCCAGCCTCGTCGAGTCCATGCAGCGGGAGCGTGCCGGAGAGGACGTCACCGGCCACTACCGCGACCAGGTCGAGCCCGCCGTTGACGCGGCCCTCGCCGCCGGATGGACCGGGCGGGACATCCACGGCGGCGCCGACCGACGCTACGGGCAGTGGCTCATCGACCAGGCCAGCAAGTAAGGAGACCCCGCATGCCCGACAACGAATGCATCCTCTGCGGCGCCCCCGGCGGCTACCCGTACTGCAACGCCGCCTGCAAAGCCGCCGACAACCCCGACGACGAGTAGGAGGACCCTGATGGCGATCCGGAAGGTGACGTGCTTCGTCGCCGAATGCGACCTGTGCGGCACCAGCGAGACCGGCGACGGCTCCACCCCGCACGGTCCAACTGAGCAGGCCGTCATCGACATCGTCACCGAGAAATGGGGCGACCCGACATGCGGGTGGACGCTCACCGTCGACGGTCAGCTCGTCTGCGACACCGTCGACGACACGGCGCACCGGACCGCGCACGAAGAAGCCGGTAAGACGATCAGCTCGTGCGCGATGACCGTGACGTTTGCCTGATCAGGCAGCAGAAGGGCCCGGACCGTCATCGGTCCGGGCCTTCGCCATGTGCGGTACGGCGCGCGCCATCCACCGCTGGTCCGTCAACTGCCGGGGTGGCATTGCGGGTGCGAGACCAGCATCAAGGAGCAGCTGCCAGCCCTCCGCCGTCTCCTGCTCGTCATCGCCCTGCACCGTGAAACGAAGCGCCATACCGGCAGTGTGACGCGGCGAACGAGGGCGCGTCGGCTGAACCGCCGAAGACGTGAGGGGCGGCTCCGACTGTGCCATTGGACGCTGTTGTCAACCTCATGCGGCACCATTGGCTCAGTAGTGCCCACGCTTCCCGTACCACCGCCGAGGAGCTGCACCATGCACGACCACACCCCCGACGACTCCGGCTATGAATGGCCGGTCTGTGTCACCCCCCGCTGTAACCGTCAGCTCTGGGTCGCTGAAGCCGACCGGTGGGCGTGCCGGCCGTGTGAGGATCGCGCAGCCCAGTGGATAGCCGAACTCCCCACCCTCTTCCGGCAGCTGGACACGACTGCCTCCCTGATGCGCGGCGCCCGCCGTCCAGGCGGCGGCAGTACCGGCAGTAAGACGCCGCCGATCCCGCCCCGCCTGGAAGTCCTCGCCCTGGTCGGCCCGGGCGGTGTCGCAGCGAGGTTGTCGGCGATTGAGGATGCGTGGCGGCAGGTGCTCGGCTGGACGGTTGCCCCGTGGCGCGGCTCCCCGGCGCAGGCCGTGCCGCACCTGGTGGAGTTCCTCGCCAACAACCTGCTGTGGGCGTGCTCCTCCTACGAGGAGGTTGGGCAGGACATCGAGGACCTGCGGCGCCTGCACGGCGAGATGAAAGCCATCGCCGACGGAGAGCGGCGGCCCGGGCGGGTGCAGATCGGGGCGTGCCCGGTCCGCGTCGACGACGGCTACTGCGCGGCGCCGTTGACCGCGTCCGCCGCCAGCCACCGCGTCCGATGCCCGGCATGCGGGAGCCGGTGGGAGACGCTGGGGGAGTGGCGGGAACTCCGGGCCGCACAAGACGCCGTGCTCGCCGAAGCGGCAGGAGTCGCGGCGTGAGTCCGGCGCCGCTGCCGCATGCGGCGGACCGTCTGCCCATCGTGACCGCCAGCAACGGGCAGCCGTTCATCCCCTGCGACGCGGTCCTGGCCCTCCTGCGTGCCATCGCGGAATCCTGCGACAACCTCGCCGACGACCCCGACTGCGACCTTCGCACCGCCAGCGCAGGGATAGAGATCGAAGCCGACGCCCTGGAGGCGCGCGCCATCGCCCACACCACGGAGGCAGCATGAACGACATCGCCGAGCCGAACTAGGCAAGCTACTTGACGAAAATGCGCCTATCTGTAATCGTGATTCTTGATCGTGGCACACGAGTCACAACACGCTTCTGGAGCCCCCGCCGTGGCAACACCGGTGGGGGCTTTCGCGTACCTCGGGGAGGTGCCGTGGCCGCCTACCCGAACCCCGACGGGCTGGACATTCACTTCTCCCAGCTCCAAGGAAACGAAGACCTCGGCGACCTCTGGGAAGCGGCCCGTGCTGCAGGCGTGAAGCCCGGCACCATCCGCGTCTGGGTAACCCGAGGAAAGATCGAACCCATCCTCGACGGCGAAGCAGGCCAGTACTTCCACCTCCCCACCGTGCGGCAAGCCGCAGCAGGCGGCGCCAAGTACAAGCCCGCCGACCCCGCCGCCAACAGCCGCGGACCCCACGCCCACGCCGCCTGATCTCCTGCGCGCGGTGGTCGAGCGCAGGGAGGGCCTTGTAGCGCCACGCGCTCGGCCCGCCGTCCGCCCGGTCCTGTGGGGGCCCGGGCGGACGAAGACCTTCAAGCCGGGGCGGGTATCCGGTCCACGCCCCGAACGTCCCGCCGCCCGGCCATCCCCCTGTCACGGGCGGCGGGACAACCCCTTGAGGAGGTGACCGTGGCCTTCCCCAATGGCGCCAAAACGATCACCGTGACCGGCACCCTCCCATCCCCCGTCGCAGGCACCGCACGTGCAGGCCGCGTCGTATTCACCCCGTCCGCCCGCTTGGTAGATTCCACACAGCAGGCCATCTACAGCGGCGGCGGCACAGCCGCCCTCGACGCCGACGGCAAGTTCAGCGTCACCCTCCTGTGCACCGACGACACCGACGTACAGCCCGACGGCTGGCGCTGGCGCGTCGACGAGCAACCCTCAGGCGGCACACGCGCCATCTACTGGATCGACCTGCCCCACACCCTCGGCCCCACCATCGACCTTTCCGCACTGGCGCCCGTATCCGAGCCAGACGGCAGCGGTACCTCCACCCCGCCAACCGGGCCGGCAGGCGGCGCCCTCAGCGGCGCCTACCCCAACCCGGAACTGTCCGCTGCGACGATCGCCGCCTTCGACCCGGCCGGATCCGCGGCCACAGCGCAGACCACCGCGGCAGCCGATGCCACAGCGAAGGTGATCGCGCACGCCGCCGCGGCAGACCCCCACGGTGACCGGGTCGCAGCCACCAGCGCTATCGCAGCCCACGCCGCGGACACCACCGACGTGCACGGCATCCCGAACACGGCCGCACTCGAAACGAGCACAGGCGCCCAAGCGAAAGCAGACGCCGCCCAGGTCGCGGCTACAAGCGCAGCCGCTGCAGATGCTGCCAGCAAGGTAAGCGCCCACACAGCGGCCACCGATCCCCACGGCGACCGGGCCTGGGCGGACACCAAGTTCGCCACCCAACTCGACCTCAGCGCGTTGAACGGCACCGTCAACACAATGTCCGGGTCGGTGACCAGCCTGGACGGCTTCGTCCAGGACTGCCTCACCCGGGTTGCTGCCATCGAGCAGGGCACCGCCTACCTCGCCGCCGTCAACTCCACCGGCCCGGTCTACATCGACGACAACCTCACCGTCACCGGCTACACCACGCTCGCAGGCGGACAGTTCAACAGCGATTTCGCCGCATTCGGCGACATGACGCTGATCGGCACAGGGAAGCGGGTTCGTTTCCGCCGCGGCGGATCCGGAGTCGACGTCGAAGGAAGCGGCGCAGACGTCGTGTTCTCCGTCTGGGAAGAGGAAGACTTCTCAGGTGACCAGCACACCTACCTGCGGCTGGAATCCGGAGCGGCCCTCGCTCACGCGGTCGGCACGTGGGTGTTCTCCGACACCCCGTTCGGCGGCGGCCACACCCTGACGGGCACCACCGCCGGTTTCTTCGGTGCCACCCCCGCAGGCCGGCCCGCCGTCACCGGCTCCCGCAGCGACGGGACGGCCCTCACCAGCTTCCTCGCCGCGCTCAACACGCTCGGCCTCATCGACGACCAAACCACCGCGTGAGGAGGCGAGTCCGATCAGCGACAACCTCAGCAACACGGCCGAGAACCGGATCCTCGACTGGATCAATGGCCTGTCCGCCACGGCGCCGACAACGCCCCTCAAAGTGGCCCTCGTGACTGCGGCAGGCGATGACGCCACCGCGGGCACCGAGGTGACCGGCGGCAGTTACGCCCGCAAGACGCTCACCGTCGGCGCGGCAGCGTCCGGCGCCACCAGCAACAGCGCCGACCTCCTATGGACCGGCATGCCCGCCTGCACCATCGTCGGCTGGGAAATCTGGGACAGCGCAGGCACCCCCGTCCGCCTCTGGTACGGGCCCCTCGACGCGAACAAAACGCTGGCATCCGGCGACGAATACCGCATCTCGGCCGCAGGATTGAACCTGTCGATCAGCTGAGGGAGGCGACATGCCGTCCCTCTCGACGCTCGTCGACAACTTCAACGCGCCCGGCCTCGGCCCCGAGTGGGGCAACTCCTACGGCGGCACCGCAGTCGTCGCCGGCCGGGCCCGCGTACCATGCACCACCGGCTACGCAGGCTGCCAAACCGCCTACGCATGGACCCTCGCCGGCGCCACCCTCTACGTGCAGGTGCCCACCACGCCGTCCGCGACCGGCGCCACAGTCGAGGCCTACGCCGCGGTCATGGTGCAAGGCACCGTCGAGGGCACCCGAGTTGGTTTCAGCATCAACAAAGTCTCCGGGATGCTCCGGATGGTCTCCGAGACGGGCTACTGGGACGACAACGCCGTCGAAGTCACCTACAACGCGACGACACACCTCTTCCTCCGGCTACGCGAAGACGGCACCAACCTCTACTGGGACACCAGCCCAGACGGCACGACCTGGACGAACCGGCGCACCCTCGCCACCCCCGCCTGGATCACCGCCGACGTCGACGCGTGCGCGCTCGACATGAGCTCCCACCGCGACGCCGGAACCGCCGACTACGCGGAATTCGACCTGGTCAACACCCTGTCGAACGGGGCTGTCTACACCGGCACCGGCACCGGCTCGGCGCAGTCCGCGGCCACCGCGACCGGGAAACGCACCGCGGTCGGCGCCAGCAATGGCACCGCGCAGTCCGCGGCAGGCGCGACCGGTACCGCCATCTACCGCGGCACCGCCGCAGGCTCCGCGCAATCGAATGCCAGCGTCACCTCTGCCACCGATGAGTTCCCGGAGGTGGCTGCCTTGGCTGCTGGCGACCTCGACCTCGTCATCGAACAGGGCGTGACGTTCGTTCAGACCTACGTCTGCAACACAGAAGATCCGAACTTCACGTGGGCTGGCTGGTCTGCTCGAGCGCAGATCCGATCCTCTGCCTCAGCATCTGGGGAGCTCTATCTCGACCTCACCCCGTACCTCACCGTGGACGGCGCGTCCGTCCGCCTCGCGATCCCCGCCACGCAGACCGCGACCCTCGACAAGGACGGGCGCTGGGACCTGGAGATGGTGATGGGCGCGACCGTCGTCCGCATCCTCCAGGGACGGATGATCGTCTCACCGGAGGTGACCCGGTGAAGATCCAGGTCGTTGGCGAGAACCCCACCGACCGCATCGACGTCGTCGGCGGCACCCCCTCGATGGTGATCGAAACCCACCCCGGGCTCGTCTGGTCCGTCATGGGGAAGACCGGCGCCGTCACCGGGTTGGCCCTCGCCGCCGACGTCGTGGCCGTGCAGGCTGCTGCCGCGGCCGACGCCACCGCCAAGGTTGCCGCGCACGTCGCCGCCACCGACCCGCACGGGGACCGGGCCTGGGCGTCCGGGCAGTTCCTGCCCCTCGCCGGCGGCAGCCTTACGGGCGCGGTCACCACGACCGGAGCCGTCACCGGGGCGTCGTTCAACACCGACGGCACCGTGAGGTCGGGGAACTTCCGCACTCAGTCCGACACCGAGCACGCCCTGACCGTCTACCAGCGGGCCACCGGCACCTCACCCGGCAGCGTCGCCCTGAACGTGATCTCGGACAAGCCGGGCGACAGCGCCATGTGGCTGACCGGCCACGAGTCCGCCCGCGGCACCCTGAAGATCGCCCACCTCAACCCAGGTTCCGGTGCGACGGCGGATACCGGTTCGGCTGCGATCTCCATCGACCTGCAGCGCAACGGGCAGGGCGGCACCGCAGCGCAGGGGATCTTCCTCACCTCGACTGAAGGCCCGACCACCGGCCGGCTCCTGGTGCTGAGGAACTCGGATCCCAGCACGACGGACGACTTCGTCGTCAACGCGGCCGGTTTGACCGGCATCCGCATCCCCGTCGGCAACGTGCCCGCCGCGGCCCTGGAAGTACGGCAGCGAGACACGTCGACGGTTGGTCTCCTCGTGCAGGGCGCCGCATCCACCGCGCAGCCGATGTTCCAGGTCAAGACGTCCGGCGGGACCGCGACACTGGAAGTTGGCACGTCCGGGGCGATCGTCACCCGGGCGATCACGTTCTTCACGAACGCCCTCCAACTCGGCTCCACGTCTACCGACCTGGGCGGCTCCGGTGGCGCTGTCATATCGATGAAGGACGCCACGACGGCCCCAACGACGAACCCGACCGGCGGTGTCATCGCCTACAGCCAGGGCGGCGTGTTCAAGGTCCGCAACGCGGCCGGCGTCGTCTTCGACACCACCAAACGCACCGTCACCGGCAGCCGAGGCGGCAACGCGGCGTTGGCGTCGCTGCTCACGCAGCTCGCCGCCATCGGACTGATCACCGACAGCAGCAGCGCATAACCCCACACCGGAAGGCCCGCGCCCATGGCCGACGAGAACGACACCAGCCTCTTCCTGACCGTCAGCCAGACATCCGGCGTCGCGGTCAACCATCCGCCGCCGACCATAGTGATCAACGGGGATAACGGCTCCCCCCTCGTGAAGATCCACCCCGATGGGGCGCTGGAGTACGGGCCGAACTACGACCCCGACGAAGCCGCCCGTCGCTTCTGGGACTCCATGCGCCACTACCTGCCCACCCGCTGCCCCGGCTGTGGCCGCATCGGCCTGCTGGAGGGTCCGCAGTGAGCGACGAAATCCAGGACGCCACCGACCCCGTCATCAAGGCCCGCCGCACTGTTGAGGAGTACGAGCAGCAGCAGACCGAGGCGTGCCTTGCCGAGATCGAGCAGGTCCTCGCCAAGTACAGGCGGAAGCTCGTCATCACCCAGCCGCAGATCACCATCGCCCCGTTGTAGGAGGTGCGCCATGGCCGACGACCTCCTCGTCATCATCCCCACCCGCGGCCGACCCCAGGCCATCCCGGAGATCATGCAAGCCTGGGATGACACCGGGGCCACCGCCGACGTGCTGTTCTGCGTCGACAAGGACGACCCCGAACTCGCCGCGTACAAGCAGCAGGCCAAGGCGCTGGCGGACGACGAGCGGGTGCGGTTCGTGTACTGGGCGCGGAAGCGGCTCTGCGGCACCCTCAACCAGGCCGCCGTGAAGAACGCGGGCGGTTACCGGTTCCTCGCGTTCTTGGGTGACGATCACCGGCCGCGGCCCGCCGCAATGCCGTGGGACGCGCGGATCCGTGAATGCCTCAGCGGGGGACCCGGCATCGTCTACGGCAACGACCTCCTCCAAGGCGAGAAGATGGCGACCGCCGTCGCGATGACGTCGGACATCGTGACGACGCTCGACTACATGGCGCCGCCGCAGCTGGTGCACCTCTGCCTCGACCTGGTCTGGATCGACTGGGGCCGCGGCATGCAGCGGATCACGTACCTCGACGACATGGTTATCGAGCACCTCCACCCGGCGGCAGGCAAGGCCAGCCTCGACGCCGTCTACGAGGACTGCAACAGCCCCGAACGCTCCCAGGCCGACGGCGCCGCCTACATCGACTACCGCGACAACGGCGGCCTCGCCGCCGACCTGGACAAGCTGCGGAAGCTCATTGAGGAAGCCGGGTGACCGAGACGACCGCCTTCGGGATCCTCCTCGCCCACCTCGCCGGGGACTACCTCATCCAGTCGGATTGGATGGCGAACGAGAAGACGAAGCGCTGGTGGCCCGCATGGGCGCACGCCGTCACCTATGGCCTGCCGTTCCTGCTCGTCACCCAGTCGCCTCTCGCGCTCGCGGTCATCGTCGTCACGCACGCGGTGATCGACCACTACCGGCTGGCCCGGCACGTCGTGTGGGCGAAGAACTTCCTGGCCCCGCGCTCTTACTGGCATCCGTGGTCGGACTGTTCGACAACGGGCTACCACAAGGATCGCCCGGCGTGGCTGGCCGTCTGGCTGATGATCATCGCGGACAACGCGATCCACCTCGCGATCAACGCCGCTGCCGTCACCTGGCTCTAGGAGGTCTGATGCGCGTCCTCCTCACCGGCGCTTCCGGGTTCGTCGGCCGCCACCTGCACCGGGCGCTCCTCGATCGCGGCGACGACGTCTTCGGCATCGATCTCAACGCCACCTCGCTAGTTCGAGGCGGTGACGCCCTCGACTTCTTCCGTGAAAGCGACGCTACCTTCGATCTCGCCATTCACTGCGCGGCGATCGTCGGCGGACGGGCCAGCATCGACGGCTCCCCGCTCGGCGTCGGCACCAACCTCGCCCTCGACGCTTGGTACATGCGGTGGCTGATCCGCACCGGAACGCCGCGCGCCGTGTACTTCAGCTCGTCCGCCGCCTATCCCATCGCGCTTCAGCAGCCCGGCGACGTGCGGCGCCTGTACGAAGAGGACATCAACCTCGCGTACATGGAAGAACCCGACGCAAGCTACGGCTGGGCGAAGCTGACCGGGGAGAAGCTCGCGTCCTACGCCGAAGCCGAAGGCTGCCGCATCCTCATCCCCCGCCCCTTCAGTGGCTATGGCGAGGATCAGGCGGACTGCTACCCGTTCCCCGCGTTCATCGCCCGCGCCAAACGACGCGACGACCCGTTCGAAATCTGGGGCGACGGTAGCAGTACGAGGGATTGGATCCACATCTCGGACCTGGTGGGCGCCACCCTCGCGCTCCTCGACGCCGACGTCACCGGACCGGTCAACCTCGGCTGGGGACGGGCAACCAGCTTCGACGACCTTGCCCACATCGTGTGCACAGCCGCCGGCTACATGCCGCAGTACAAGCACCGGCACGACGCCCCCCAAGGCGTCCACCACCGCGTCAGCGACCCGTCCCGCATGCTCAACCACTACGTGCCCACGATCACGCTCGAAGAAGGCGTGCGGCGGGCGCTCAACACCTGATCCACGGAGGCCCCCATGCGTCGGCGACTGTCACCCGAAGAGATCGAAGCCGCCGAGGCAGCAGCACCTAAGGGCGTCGACATCGAGATCCTCGATCGGGCCCGCAGTGACATCGGCGTGATCGCACCCAGCGCGGTCCGCATCAACGGCACCGAGATCCCGATCCCAGGCGGGACGAAGATCCAGGTGCACGAGATCAGCGAAGACGAACTCGTCACCATCACCCTGACCGTCTTCGCCCGCAGCGTCTCCATCCGCCACGAACCGCCGCCCACCGACTGACTCGCACCCTGGAGCCCGCGCCATGGCCCGCCTGCAGATCCTCGAACTCCCCACCATCTACCGCGACGAGGGCCCCGACGAGACCCCGTACATCCTCGTCATCGACCAGGTCGACGACGAAACAGCCGCCGACATTGCCCGCTGGCCAGACGACATCGCGAAGCGCACCGGCGCCCGCCACGTCCTCTGCTTCACCGAAACCGTCGACATCCCCGCCAACGAGACACCGGTCGTGATCGACGAAGCGTTCAAGAGGGACGTGCAAGAGTGGGCCGAAGGCACGAACGGGACGCTCGGCCGCATCGTTGAAGCAATCAGCCACCCTAGGAAGCGCCCGATGCGGGACGCCGGTAACCACGCCGTCCCCGATGCCTGACGTGACGGTGAAGCTGTCCGACGGCATTCGCGAAATCACCGTCGAGATCAACGGCAGCAGCGACGACCCGCTCGCGCGCGCCGAGGAGGCAGCAGCCCGGCTGTACGGAGTCGCCACCGCAGGCAGTCCAGCCGACCGGCGAACCGGCTTCGGCGGATGGGCACTCGGCAGCGACACTGAACGCAGCCCCGAGGAGTAGACGATGGCCGGAGGCTGGTCCTCATCGAACCGCAAGGCGAGGCTCCCGTCCGGGTGGGCCCGCATCCGCGCCGAGATTCTGGCCCGCGACGTGACCTGCCAAATCTGCCACGTCAGGCCGTCCACGCACTGCGATCACATCGTGGCCAAGGCGGACCGGAACGGTCCATCGGATCTTCAGGGCGTTTGCGGCCCCTGCCATGATCAGAAGTCCAGCCGCGAAGGGAATGACGCGCAGCGCGCCAACCCGAAGCCTGGACGGCGCCGGCCCGACGAACCGCACCCCGGACTGAGGTGACGCGATGCGCGAGTCCTTCACGGTCTTCACTGACGAGGGCGTGGACCTCTCGGAGGCCGCAGCCCTGATCGCGGTGCTGCGTCGATGCACGGCAAACGGCACGAGTCTGGCCGACGAGCCGAACATTAAGATCGACCGCGTCTACATCTTCAGCGGCGAAGGGGACGAGGAAGACGTCCCGCGTGACCTAGCAGATCTTGACGCCTGGTCTGTTGAGTACACGCCCGCACCTCGGATTCCGCATAGGCGGTGGGTATGCCCGCCTACCTGGTAGTCCACGCGGAACGACGCGGCGACGACACCGTCATCGAAGACCCCGACCTCACCGTCGAGTTCACCGACGGCTGGGTCCTCTTCAAAGACCGCGACCTGATGAAGCCCAACCGGGTCGCGCTCGCCATCCCCGCCACGCAAATCCTCCGCGTCGAACGGGTAGACGAGAAACAAGACCCCCAACACGAGGAGCCCGCGCCGCAGAAGGAGTGAGAGCTGTGGCAAGCCGAGGCAAAAGCAGCCGGCGCATCGTCCGCGAAGGCCGGCGGTACTGGAGCGACCGGCCCACCAGCGGAGGCAAAGCAGCCGGCATCGGCTACGGACTCCGCACCGGATCGTTCACACGCTGCGTATCCCGCGTGCAGCGCTTCATGGGGCCCAGGGCGCGCGGGTACTGCGCCCTTCGCTTCCACGAGGCGACCGGTGCATGGCCCGGGTCAAAAGCCAACCGGGGATCCAAAGGACGACGTAGCTAAGCCAACTACCGCCTGCGCCGGGTGAGTTGGCCTGGGAGAATGGGACAAAGAACCCCGGCGAGTGCTGCGAACACTCCCGGGGCCACGGCCAGCCCTGACACCACAGACCAGGACCGACATGACCCAGGCTATACGCCCCGAGTTCATCAGCTGCGCCCGATGCGGATCCGAGAAGAAGGTCGGGCAGCGCGGCCCCATTCCAGTCTTCTGCTCAGGCGCATGCCGGGCCGGCAACAAGAACGACCGTCGCATAGATATCGAATGCACGCACTGCGGCCAGCCCGCCAGTGTTCGCGACGGCACCCGGTACTGCTCGTCCCGCTGCCGGAACGCCGGCAGCTATCGGGCCGCCCGGGAGGATGGGCGATACGACGCCGCCCTGGCAAAGTCCCGCGAGGCTACCGCCCACCGGCAAGCCGCCAATGCGCGACCTTGTCCCTACTGCGGCGATCCCATGCTGAACCCGAGACGAGTCCAGTGCGGCGAGCCAGACTGCAAGCGGGCATTCCAGCGCGATCGAGTACGCAAGTGGCACCGCGAATACCAGGCCAAGAACGGCCAGTGGTACGGGGCTGCCAACTACGCCGAGCAGCAGCGCGAGTACAGCCGACGTCGGTACCGCGAGATGCCTCACTGGCGAGAGAGGTATCCGGAAGTGGCGGCACTTGCTGACGCACGTCGGCGCATGCTCATCCAACAGGCAGACCAAGGCGAGCGGTTCGCCCCTATCGAGGTGTACGAGCGGGACGGCTGGACGTGCGGGTTGTGCCAGCTGCCGGTGGACCCAGGTCTGCCGTGGCCGGACCCCGTGAGCGCCTCGGTGGACCACATCCTTCCTCTGTCCCAAGGCGGATCGCACACGCTTGCCAACGTGCAATGTGCTCATCTGAGCTGCAACAGTCGGAAGTGCGATCGATTCGATTTAGTCCAAGCGGACGGACATCAGAATGATCTAGCTGCCCGCTCGGAGACTTCCGATGGGATGGATCAAGAATCCACCCAACCATGATCACCTGGGGCAAGATCCCCTTCCCATGATCCTTTCGGATCGGGGCCGTGTACGCGCTAAGGCCGAGGACGGGTCTGGGGACTTTGAGATCTTGAGGGAGGTGGGTTCCGTGGCTGGTCGCGGCCCACAGCCGAAGGATCCGTCGCGCCGGGCCCGAGGGAACAAGGACCCGATCGCCCAGACCGTTCTGCGCTTCGAGCATGCGGAGCCGCCCGAGTTGCCGACCCTGTCGGTGCTGAAGGATGGCGAACTGGTCGAGTACGCGTGGCCGGCGAGGACGTTGGACTGGTGGGAGATGTGGAAAGCGTCGCCTCAGGCGGAGCACTTCTCGTCGACCGACTGGGACTTTCTGCTCGACACCGCCGTTGTGCACGCCCGGTTGTGGTCGGGGGAGATGTCGGCGGCGGCCGAGCTCCGGTTGCGGGTGGCGAAGTTCGGCGCGACTCCGGAGGACCGGGCCAGGTTGCGGATGCAGTTCGCTCAGGCCGATGAGGCGGACAGTAAGCGTCCTGAGGGTGGGCGGTCGGCGAGGGAGAGGCGCGGGGTTCTGCGGGCGCTGCCGCCCCCGGAGGAAGCGTCGGGGGGCTGACATGCCGTGGAAGCCGCCAGAACCGGGGGCGGTGCCGTCCCTGGGGTTCGAGGTCATTGACTGGATCTCGGAGATGCTGGCGGCTCCGGACCGCGGCGAGTACGAGCCGTTCCTGCTGTACCCGGAGCAGGAAGACTTCGTCCTTCGCTACTACGAGATCAACCCTCACACCGGCAAGCGTCGCTTCCGGCGAGGCGTCATCAGCCGGCCGCGCGGCTGGGGCAAATCGCCGTTCCTGGCCGCCCTGGCGATCGTCGAGGCACTCGGCCCGGTGGTCCCGGATGGCTGGGACGCGGACGGTCAGCCGGTGGGCAAACCGTGGTCTGAGGTGCGAACTCCGCTGGTGCAGATCGCGGCTGTGTCGGAGACGCAGACGAAGAACACGTGGGCGCCGTTGCTGGAGATGCTGCAAGGTCCGGTGCTTGAGGAGTATCCGGGGCTAGAGCCCTTGGACTCCTTTGTGAATCTGCCGCGGGGCCGGATCGAGCCGATCACGTCGTCGGCTCGGACAGTGAAGGGCAATAAGCCTGTATTCGCGGTTCTTGACCAGACCGAGGAGTGGGTGCGGTCGAACAACGGGTTGCGCCTGGCGGAGACGATGCGGATCAACGCAGCGAAGGTCGGCGGCACAACGATCGAATCTCCGAACGCGTACATCCCGGGTGAGGGGTCGGTTGCCGAGGAGTCGGCGGCGTTCTGGACGAAGATTCGTGAGGGTCGGGCGAAGGATGACGGCCTCTACTACGACCATCGTGAAGCACCGCCCGAGACTGATCTGACGGACCGGCAGTCATTGATCGCTGGGCTCGCGTACACCTACGGGGACTCAGCTGATCGCAACGGCGGGCATGTCGACCTGGACACGATCGTGGCAACGATCTGGGATCCGAGTACTGACCCTCAGACGTCGCGGGCGGACTTCCTCAACCAGATCACGCACGCCTCCGACTCGTGGATCTCTCAGCCCGAGTGGGCTGGTGTCGCGGCGCCGGACAAGGTGGTGGGGCACGGCGAGGAGATCGTTCTCGGGTTCGACGGCTCGCGGCGCCGTAATCGCGGTGTCACGGACGCTACGGCCCTCGTCGGGTGCCGGGTGTCGGACGGCCATCTTTTCCTTGTGGACTGCTGGGAGCAGCCAGATGGGCCGTTCGGTCAGGACTGGCAGGTGCCCACGGTGGAAGTGCTGGCGAAGGTCGAGGAGGCGTTCCGCGACTACAAGGTCGTCGGGATGTACGCGGACCCTGCCCGCTGGGAGTCCCACGTTGCGAAGTGGGAGGCCGAACACGGCCGCCGGTTGAAGCTGAAGGCTTCAGCCCAGCATCCGATCGAGTGGTGGATGACGGGCGGCCGATCCTTCCAGATTGTTCGGGCGCTGGAGAAGTTCCGGTCGAGCGTCGTGGATGGCGAACTGTCGCACGACGGGTCGAGCGTCCTCACGCGGCACATCCTGAATGCCCGGCGGCGTGAGTCGCGGAGCGGCATCCAGATCATGAAGGAGCACCCGGATAGCGCACGGAAGATCGATGCCGCTGTTGCGGCAGTTCTCGCCTGGCAATGCCGCGTGGACGCCATGGCCAAGGGGCTCGGCCGCAAGAAGGCCAGCAAGTCGGGACGGGTGGTGGTGCTGCGGTGACCCTCTCGATCCCTGAACTCCCGCTGGTGTACCTGTCGGATGATGAACTCGCCCTGATCAACGTGCTGCGTGCGGATATGCAGCGGGACCGGTACGCCTTGCTGTTGCGGGACGCGTACTTCAACGGCGAGCAGCTGGTCCGCGATCTCGGCATCAGCATCCCCCCGCAGCTCAAGGGCCTGCACACGGTCATCGGCTGGCCGCGGGTAGGCGTCGAGAGTCTGGAAGAGCGCCTCGACCTGGAGGCGTTCCGCTGGGCTGACGGCGCGGACTCGTCGGAGTTGGCTGAGATCGCCGACGCCAATGATCTGTTCGACGAGTCGAGCCTCGCGCACCTTGATGCGCTCGTCTACGGCCGCGAGTATCTGGCGGTCGGTTCGGGGGATTGCCGCACGGATGACTGTCCGCCGTTGATCTCTGCGGAGTCGCCGCTGGATATGACGTTGATGTGGGATGCCCGTCTGCGGATGGGTACGGCGGCGCTGCGGGAGTGCCAGGCTGACGGATTCGTCGAGTCGGGTCCTGATGAGCGGATGATCGTCCTCTATCTGCCGGATCAGACCATCACCGCTCTGCCGTCCCCGTCGGGCGGCTGGGAGGTCGTCGACCGGGACATCCACAACTTGGGTGTCGTTCCGGTGGTGCGGATGGCGAACCGGCAGCGCACCGCGGACCGTGTCGGCAAGAGTGAGATCACCCCGGAGGTCATGTCGATCACGGATGCCGCGTGCCGGCGTCTGATGGGCATGGAGGTGGCTGCGGAGTTCTTCGGCGCCCCGCAGCGCTACATTCTCGGCGCGTCCGAGTCGGCTTTCCAGGACGCTGAGGGCAACGCCAAGAGCGCCTGGGAGACGTACATCGGCCGCGTGCTGGCGCTTGAGCGGGACGAGGACGGCCAGGTACCGACGGTCGGCCAGTTCGCCGCGCACGATCCGACGGCGATGACGCGGATCATCGACCTGTACGCGCGGATCATGTCGAGCCAGTTCGGGCTGCCGCCGCACATGCTGGGCTACACCACCGACAACCCGGCGAGCGCGGATGCGATCCGGTCGACTGAGGCGAAGCTGGTCAAGCGGTCGGAGCGTCGGATCCGCAGGTATGGGGCGGCGTGGCAGCAGGCCATGCGGCTGGCCCTGTGGGTGCGTGATGGGGAGCCGCCGGACAAGACCCGGCGGATCGAGACGGTATGGCGGAACCCGGCGACACCTACGGTGGCCGCTCAGGCGGACGCCACGGTGAAACTGGTCCAGGCGGGCATCCTGCCGGCGGATTCCGACGTCACGCTCGAGATGGCAGGACTGACCGAGGGGCAGCGCCAGCGAGTGAGGGCGGATCGCCGCCGCTCAGGCGCTGCGGCCACTGGCGGGCGGCTGCTGGATCGGCTGGCCGGCCTGGACGAACGGCCCTCGACGGCGCTGCCGGATGTGGTGGAGGTCGACGGTGGCGACGACGGTCTCTGACGGCGGCCGTGATCCGGACCGGTATCGGGCTGCACAGCGCAGCTTGTCTCGGCTGCTGTTGCGGGATGTTCGCAGGTTGCGGCGTCTGATCATTCCGTCGCGGTTGCGTTCGTCGGTGCCGGACTGGGCTGCTGCTGTTCAGGCCGTTGTTGACCAGTACGCGCAGACGTCGGCCGCTTTGGGTGCCGAGTTCTACGACGCCCAGCGGGAGGCTGCCGGGGTGACGGACTCGTTCACGGTGCCCGTTGCCGACCCGCCCCCTGAGGAGCGCACGGAGGCGAGCCTGCGGTGGGCGACGAAGGATGTGTGGGAGCGGGATCCCGACGTTGCGACGCCGGCGCAGTTGGAGCCTCTCGACGTCCGGCTGGAGCAGGCGGAGAAGAAGGCCGAGTTGGTGGTGCAGAAGCTCGTCACCGACGCGGGCCGTGGCACGGTGATTGAGGCGGTGCGTCAGGACCGGCAGGCGACCGCGTGGGCCCGTTCGGCAGCCCTGGGTGCCTGCGCCTTCTGCCGCATGCTCGCTATACGGGGCGCCGTCTATAAGCGGGACACGGTCGACTTCCGCGCCCATGACGGCTGCCACTGCATGACCATTCCCGTGTTTGCCGGGCAGCGGTTCGAGCTGTCCGACAAGGCCAAGGAGTGGGAGCGGCTGTACCGGGAGTACGCCGCGCCCTACTCGGGCGATCAGCTCCGCCGGTTCAGGCGGGCCATAGCCGAGCACGGCTGAGAGCCGAGCTCACCGTTCAACGAGGTCGCCCTGGTGGCGGCCTTTCTCATTTCCACAGCCCCTGGAGGGCCGATTCGTCATGCCTGAAGAGACCGAGACGACCGAGCAGCAGGACACCGGCGCCGACGAAACCGCCGAGGAGACGGCGACCGAGGAGAGCGGCACCGACACCACGGAGGACACCCAGGAGGCGGACACCGGCGGCGAGGACAAGCCGTTCGACCGGAAGAAGTTCGAGGCGGAGCTGCGTAAGAAGAACAGCGAGGCCGCGAACCTCCGAAAGCGCCTGAAGGAGCTCGAACCGCTGGCGAAGAAGGCCAAGGAGTTCGAGGACGCACAGAAGTCCGAGACTGAGCGCCTCAACGATCAGTTGGCCGCTGCGACCGAGCAGATCGCCAATACCCGCAAGCGCCTCGTCGAGGCGCGCGTGCAGGCTCTGGCTGGAACGGCGGCGGGCGAGCGTGCAGCGTTCACGGATCCCGAGGACGCACTCAGTTCGCTCGACCTCGGCTCGTACATCGACGACTCGGGTGACATCGACGAGTCCGCCATTGAGGCGGATCTCCAGGCGCTGTTGGAGCGCAAGCCGCACTGGGCCAAGACGGCTCAGCCCCAGGAGGGCCCGCGGCGACCTGCGCCGGACCGCACTCAGGCGTCCGGCGCCAACAAGAAGCAGGCCCCCAACCCTCGCGACGAGTTCGCCGGGTGGCTGAGTTCGAAGCTCACGTAGCTTCGGGAGAAGAGACATCATGGCGGTCACCGCCCCCCTGACGCTGTCCAACGTGGACAGCGCGCTCCTGCCCCGCACGATCACGGCGCCGATCTTCGAGAAGTCGGTGGAGGCCAGCGCGGTCATGCAGCTGGCCCGTCCGGCGCCGCTGGCCCTGGACGCCACCACCTCGGTGCCGATCCCGATGGACGTGCCGACCGCCGACTGGGTCGGCCAGGCGGCGAAGAAGCCCCTGTCGACCGGCGGCGTCGACGTCAAGCAGATGCAGGCCAAGAAGGTCGCCGTGCTGATCCCGGTCGCGATGGAGGTCGCGAAGACCAACGCGGGCGGCCTGTACGACCAGCTTCAGAAGGATCTGCCGACGGCGTTCGCGCGGGCCTTCGACCACGCGACGATCCACGGAAAGACGATGAAGGGCGCCGCAGGCCCGTTCACCGAGTACCTGGCCGCGACTTCCAACAGCGTGGCGCTGGGTACGGCCACGCAGGCGCAGGGCGGCATTTGGGCCGACTTCGTCAACGGCATGGCCGAGGTCGTCGACGACGACTGGGACTACACCGGTACGGTGGCGGACCACCGGCTGAAGCCGTCGCTACTGCTGGCGACGGACACGACGGGCCGGCCGATCCTGGTAGACACGCAGACGCCGGGCACGAACATGGCGGCGGCTGGCACGCTGATCGGCGAGCCGCTCGCGTACTCCCGCAGCGTGTCGGGTAAGCAGCGCCGGCAGTCGGCGAGCGTCGACACTGGCCTTCGGGCGATCGGCGGCGACTGGAGTCAGGCCGCATATGGGGTCGGAATGGACATTACGGTCCGGATCTCCGACCAGGCGACCTACGTCGACGAGGAGGGCGGCGTCCACTCCGCCTTCCAGGAGAACCTCGTCCTGATCCTCGCGGAGGCCTACTACGGCTTCGTCATGGGCGACGTCGACGCGTTCGTCAAGTTCACCGGCACCCCTTCGGGGTCCTGATGGCGAGGGCTGTCCCGGCTTCCGCGCCGGGCGGGGCAGCCAAGCCCCTGAAGATCGTCGCCCGCGTGCATGCGATGCCGCCTGAGCACAATGCGGGCGCCGAACACATGCTCGTGTCGATGCTCCGGCCGCTGGTGGAGCGCGGGCATGACGTGTCTGTGTGGCTGTCCCGCTACGGCAAGGCTCACAAGGAGTACGACTACCGGGGCATCCGGGTGGTGCCGTTGGAGTCGCGGCTCGACTTCCCGAACGCGGTGAAGCGCTCCGATGTGCTGCTCGCTCATCTGGAGACGGTGCCGTCGGCGGCGTCTCTGGCCCGTGGTTGGGGCAAGCCGCTGGTGGTGGTCTGCCACAACACGCACCGGCCGACGTTCCGGGACGCTGCGGCGGGTGGAACCGCACTGGCGGTCTACAACTCCCTGTGGATGGAGCGGGAGGCGGAGCTGTTCTTCGCCGAGTATCCGAAGTCCATCCGCCCCGAGTCGTCGCTGATTGTGCGCCCTCCGGTGTTCGCCGACGAGTACGCGACGAAACCCGGCAAGGCCATCACGCTGATCAACTGCAATCCGGAGAAGGGCGGCAAGGTCCTCGACGCGCTGGCCCGCCGCATGCCGGATCAGCAGTTCCTTGCCGTGAAGGGCGCCTATGGCGAGCAAGTCCTCCCGGATCTTCCCAACGTGGAGATCGTCGAGCATGTTCGTGGCGAGGACATGCGGGAGCAGGTGTACGCCCGCACCCGCGTTCTGCTGATGCCGTCTTCCTACGAGTCGTGGGGGCGGGCTGGCTGCGAGGCGTTGGCGAGCGGTATCCCCGTAGTGGCTCACCCGACGCCGGGTCTGTGCGAGTCGCTGGGAGAGGCCGGAATCTTCGTGGACCGCGCCGACGTCGCGGGCTACGAGGCGGTCCTCCGGAAGCTGCTCACCGCGGCGGAGTATCGCCTCGCGTCGAAGCGGGCGAAGGCCCGGTCTGCCGAACTCGATCCGGCTGCTGATCTGGCTGCCTGGTGCAGTGCCGTGGAGGCTCTGGCCCGTTAGGAGGCGTCGTGGCTTTCGTCCCTCCGACCGCTGAGCAGCTCGGCCTCTATCTGGGGCTCGACGAGATCCAGGGCGACCGGGCCGACCTGTTGCTCACGACAGCGGTCGCCCTCTGCCAGACGGTGATCAAGCCGCTCCCGGAGGGTGCCGAAGCTGTCGTCCTGTCGGTTGCGGGCCGCGCCTACGTGAACCCGCAGCAGGTGTCCTACGAGACGATCGGCCCGATGTCGGTGCAGCGTCCCCAGGGTTCTGGCGGCCTGTACCTGACCAAGGCGGACAAGTCCGCGCTGAAGTCGCTGGCCGGCCGCGGGGGCGCGTTCACGGTGGATCCGACACCGGCGACGGCGGATCCGTCGCCGACGTGGCCGATCGACGACGCCGGCTTCGCCGACGAGTTCGAGCCCGGATGGGGGTACTCCTGATGCCGGCGCCGTACCCGTTCGGGGAGACGGTGCGGATTGTGCGTACCGGTCCGTCGCCGGGAAGGGATCCGCGCGGGCATCCGTTGCCGGGCCCGGACGAGTCGTTCGACATCGAGGGCTGTGTGGTGACGCCGCGGGCGGAGACGCCGCAGGTGGGCGGCAGCCAGCAGCAGGACCGGGACACGGTCATCGTCGGCTGGACGGTGTACGCCCCTGCTGGCCATCCGGGGATGCCGCTACGCACCACGGACGGGGCTGTGATTCGCGGCGTGAGGTGTGAGATCACGGGCGAGCCGGGCGACTGGGGGCGGTCCCCGTTCACCGGCACCCGCGGTGTGGTCCAGTTCGCTGCCGACCGTGTCACTGGCTGACCAGGAAGGCGGTGGACGGTGCCTGCCCGGTTCAAGATGAAGCGTAAGGGCGTCGGGGAGATGCTGCGGATGCCGTCGATGCAGGCGGAGATGCTGCGGCGTGCCGAGGTCATCAAGGGTGTGGCGGTGGGCTTGTCCCCGGTGGACGAGAACGGTCCTCATCCTGGGCATTACAAGGAGTCGTGGGAGACGGACAGCACGGCTCGTGGTGGCCGGCGCCGAGACCGGGCGACAGCCGTCGTCCGTAACACGGCCTATTACGCCCGCTGGGTGGAGTACGGCACGGAGAAGGTCCACGCCCATCATGTGCTGCTGCGGGCAGCGCAGTTGGGTGGGCGGAACCAGTGACCGCCCTCGTCGACATCGAGCTGGAGCTCATCGGCCGCGGCCAGGCCCGATTCCCGGACGCGGTGGTGCGGGACGAGCTCGACAACAACCTGCTCAACGAGTTGCCGACGATCCAGATCCAGCAGATCCCCGGCGGCGACGATGACGGGCTGAGGCTCGGCCGGATGCTCGTCGACATCGACGTGTACGCCACCACCAGGGCTGATGCGATCACGCTGGCCCGTGCGGTGCACGACTGGGTGACTGGCGAACTTCGCGGCTCGACCAGCGACACCGCCGTCATCGGCCGCACAGGCGGCCTCACGCTGCCGGCACCTCGCCCCTACGACAACACCGCCCTGCGCCGTGTCGGGGCGACCTACGAAATCTTCTGCCACCCGGTCTCCTGACCGGCTGCTGGGCCCGCGCCGGACCCGTTTCTCCCGCCCGTGCGCGGGCTCTTCCATGTCTGGAGACATCTCATGGTCAACATCACCCGCGCTGCCGACTTGGCGCTCGTGGGCGCGAACGGCGGGGGTTTCGTCGCCCCGGTGGGGACGGCGGCGCCGGCGGATCCCCGGAATCAGCCGCAGGCTCCGTGGGAGCCGCTGGGCGCGATCTCGGACGACGGTCTGACCTACGGGTTCGACGAGGACAGCCAGGAGTTCACCCCCTGGGGTCTGACCAGCCCGTTCCGCACGCAGATCACCAAGTCCGTGCGGACGTTCGGACTGACGGTGTGGGAGACGTCCCGTATCGCTGTCCAGTCGCTGCAGTACCGGCTGGACGCGGCAGATCTGGAGCCGGACGGGGACGGTCTGACGAAGTACGCGGAGACCGCGTCGCCCTCGCCGGACCGCCGGGCGTTCTGGTTTCTCGTCATCGACGGGGACGCCTACAAGGGCTTCTACGTGCCCGAGGGCGAGATCAACGACCGGTCGGACGTGACTTTCAAGCAGGACGAGATGTCCGGCTACGAGTGGACGATCACGACCTACCCGGACGCGTCCGGGAACACCGTCTACCACGTCGACAAGATCCCGGTCACGCCCGCGTACAGCGGGTCCTGAGACGGGTGGACGGGCCGTAGGCACCTTGAGTGCCGCCGTTGGCGCGGGCCCGGCCCGTCCACCTCTACATTCCGCCCGCGCCGTTGATGTGAAGGAGCCCGCGCCGTGGCCGCAACACCACGCAAGACCGCCAACTCGAGCAGGAAGCCGCGCAGTGCGGCCCGAGCAACATCCCGCCCCGCCACCAACCGCCGCGTCGTGGACGAGGTAGAGGAGCCGGACATCGATGAGACAGACGTGACGGCCGCCGACGCACAGGAGACTGAGGCCGAGGGCCACTACGTCACCGCGTCCCTGTGTGGCGAGGAACTCCAGATCATCCCGCCGGGCGCCTGGCGGCAGTCTTGGCACCGGCTTCTGAACCGCGGCATGTTCGACGAGTTCGCCGAGCTCGTACTGCACCCGGACGACGTCGACGTGTACTTCGACATCGACCCGACGAACGACGAGTTCAACGACTTCGTGACCGACGCGGCCAGCCAGTCCGGTGAGAGCCTGGGGAAATCGCGTGGACCCGCTCGGTCGTCGAAGCGCACGCGGAGGCGGTAGAAGCCGACCTGCTCCGCTACTACCAGGGCGTTGACCTTCTGGATGTGTATCGGGGGGCGATGTCGTGGCGTCGGCTGCGGGTGCTGATCCAGCATCTGCCGTCGGAGTCGTCGACGTGGACGGCTCTGCGGAATGCGATGTCGCCGGAGGAGCTGGCGGAGCAGGCCGACAAGGGCGAGCCGGAGAAGGCCCGCTGGTCGCAGGAGGAGCAGCTCCTCGCGTCCGTGCTGGACGCGGTCCGCCGTGTCGAGTGGGTCCTGATCTGCGCGAACAGCGACTCGAAGTCGAAGCGCCCGAAAGCCCCGGAGCCGGTCCGCCGGCCCGGTGCGAAGCCGCTGCGGGCGAAGCAGAAGCTCACGGACGCGCAAGCACACGACCTCTTCCGCATCATCAACGGAGGCGCCGCGTAGCGCTGCGGAGAGGGGGCTCCGCATGGCGATCAGCGTTGGCTCCGTCGAGGTTGATGTCGTCCCCAACACTCGCGGCATCTACAACCAGTTGCGTGGTGCTCTCGTGCCTGCGGCGACGCGGGCTGGCGAGGACGCCGGCAATGCTGCTGGGCGGGCGTTTGGGCCCGCGATGCGGTCCGAGGTGGGCGGCATCGGCCTGCAGATTGGCGAGCAGATCGGTCGGCAGATCGCCGCCCGTATCAGTGCGTCGGTGCGCGGTGCTCTGCGGGACGGGGTCACGCAGGGCGGCCAGACGGCGCGCCCTGCGGCGACCCGGCAGGGCGAGGAGACTGGTGGCGCTTTCGCGCGCTCGCTGCGGGCCAAGCTGCAGGAAGCGTTCCGGTCGATGCCGAAGCTCAACGTGTCGCTTTCCGACACTGGGGTGGACGCGGACCTGGCCCGCCTTCGGGCCCGCATGGAAACCCTGTCAAACAAGACCATCGGCATTGACATCGATGCGGCGACGGCTCGGGCGCAGGCCGCGGACATCGAGGAGCGGCTTCGCCGTCTCGGCGCCGCGCACCCGAACGTCGCAGTGCGCGCTGACACGGCGGGTGCGATCGCCCAACTGCAGGCGCTGCAGGCGCAGATCGACGAGGTGTCGGCGGATCCGTTGCGGATCCGGGTGGAGACGGACGGCGGTCTGGGTGCCCGGCTGCGGGCCGCCGTGCAGCAGGCGGAGGCGTCGCTGCCGAACGTCAACATCGACGCCGATACGACGCCGGCCCAACTGGAAGTTGCCCGGCTTCGGGCACAGCTGACGCAACTGCGGGATGCTCGGATCGGTATCGATGTTGATGCCGGTACGGCTCTGGCGCGCATCGAGGAGATCCAGAACCGCCTGGCGCGGTTGTCGGCGCAGGATGCGGACGTGTCGGTCCGCGTCGATGCGGGGGCGGCGTCGGCACAGCTGGCAGCGTTCCAAGCGCAGGTCAACCGGCTGGACGGGCAGACCGCGCGGGTCGATGTGGATACGTCGTCGGCCCAGTCGAGCATGGGCATGCTCGTGGCGTCGGCGATCATGTTCGGCCCTGCGATCATTCCGGCGCTTCCGGTGATCGCGGCGGGGCTGGGTGCGATCGCGGCTGCGGGTGTGGCGGCTGCCGCCGGGATCGGTGGTATCGCGCTGGTGGCGGCCCCGGCGTTCAAGGGCATCGCGGGCGCTCTCACAGCGCAGAAGGCTGCGCAGGATGCGGCGACGAACGCCACCTATCAGGGCGGCCAGGCGGCCGGGCAGGGCGCGTCGAAGGCTTTGCAGATGGCGGGCGCGCAGCAGGCGCTGGCGTCGGCGCAACGTAATGCGGCCAGGCAGATCTCGGATGCGGAGCGGGGTGTGTCGGATGCGGTCCGGCAGGCCGCTCAGAACAATGCGCGTGCCGCTGAGCAGGTGAAGTCTGCTCGCCAGTCGTTGGCGGATGCGTACACGCAGGCCGCGGAGCGGATGCAGCAGGCGAACGCTGACGTGTCGCGTGCGGAGCGGGATCTCGCGCAGTCGCAGAAGGCCGCCCGGCAGGCGCAGCTGGATTTGGTCGCGGCCCGTAAGGAGGCCGCGCAGCAGCTGGAGGACCTGAACAACCGTCTGACCGACAGCACGCTGTCGCAGCGGGACGCACAGATTGCACTGGCCGAGGCGACGGCCGAACGCGACAAAGTTCTCCGCTCGGAGACGTCGACCGAGCTCGACAAGCAGAAGGCGCTGCTCCAGTACGACCAGGCCGTCCAGCGCCTGAAGGAGCAGACCACCGAGACGAAGCGCCTCAAGGATGAGACGGCCGCCGCGAACAAGGCGGGCGTCGAAGGCTCGACCACCGTCAAGTCGGCGCAGGAGCAGCTGGCGAACGCCCAGCAGGACGTCACCGACAAGACGACGGCGCTGAAGACGGCGCAGCAGAACGTCGCCAAGACGCAGATCCAGAACACGCGCACGATCGCCGAGGCGCAGTCGAAGCTGGCGGAGGCGCAGAAGAACGTTGCGGAGACGCAGCGGCAGGGCGCCGAGACGATCGCCCGCGCCCAGGAGCGGGTGGTTCAGGCCCAGCAGGCCGGCGCGGACTCGATCGCGTCGGCGCAGCGGCAGATCCAGTCGGCTTCGATTTCGGCGGCCGGCGGGGTGGATCAGGCGGCGATCGCGCAGGCCAAGTACCGGGCCGAGCTGGCGAAACTGACGCCGTCCGCGCGGGAGACGTTCAACGCGTTCATCGACTTGCGCAAGGTCTTCGGTGAGTGGTCGAAGGCCCTGCAGCCTGCCGTGATGCCCATCTTCACCCGGGCGCTGGTCGGGCTGAAGAACTCCCTGCCGGGGTTGACGCCGTTCGTGCTGGCTGCGGCGGATGCGATCAGCGGCCTGCAGGACCGGGTGTCGCGGGGCTTCAAGTCGCCGTGGTGGCAGCAGTTCAAGACTGAACTTGCCGGCTCGGTCGGGCCTGCGATCACGGGTCTAGGTGTCTCCTTCGGCCGGATCTTCAAGGGCATGGCGGGCATCGTTGATGCCTTCCTGCCGCACATGGACTCCATTTCGGAGCGCATGCAGCGCATCACCGGCAGGTTCGCGAACTGGGGCACGTCACTGAAGGGTTCGCCGGAGTTCGAGCAGTTCCTCGACTACTCGGCGAAGCACGCCCCGCTGCTCGCGGAGACCTTCGGCGATATCGGCGGGGCTCTCCTCGACATCGGGCAGGCGCTGGAGCCGGTATCAGGCCCGCTGCTGCAGGTGGTCGGCGCGCTGGCGCAGGGCCTGAGCTCTATCGCCACCTACCTGCCCGAGCTGGTGCTCGGCATGTACGGGCTGTGGGTTGCGACCCGGTTGTGGGCGGCGGCGCAGGTCATCGCCAACGGAGCAATGCTCGCCTTCAATCTGATCTCGAAGGCCGGCCCGTGGGGCTGGATCATCCTCGGGATCACCGCGGTGGTTCTTGCGGTGATCTACATGTACCGGCGGTTCGAGTGGTTCCGCGACGGCGTTCAGGCCGTGTGGACGGCGATCCAGACGGTGGCGATGTGGGTGTGGACGACTGTCCTCCAGCCGGTGTTCTCCGCCATCTGGGGGGCGTTGCAGACGGTGGGCCGGTGGGCGATGTGGCTGTGGACGAACGCCATCAGTCCAGCCTTCAACTTCATCGTCCTCGCCGGGAAGATCCTGCTGACGGCGATCGTCACCTTGGTCCTGCTGCCGATCATCGCCACGATCAAGATTGTCGGCGCGATCGCGATGTGGCTGTGGACCCACGCAATCAAACCCGCTTTCGAGGGTATCGCCGCAGTCGCATCCTGGCTGTGGACGAACGCCATCCAGCCGACGTTCCAGTGGATCGGCGACAAGGCGAAATGGCTGTGGACCTCGGCTATCAAGCCTGCCTGGGACGGCATCAAGGCTGGCGCCAAGTTCATGTGGGAGAAGGTCCTCCAGCCGATCTTCCGGTACTTCTGGGAGGGCCTGAAGACGATCGGCGGCTGGGCGTCCTGGCTGTACACGGAGGCCATCAAGCCTGCCTTCGACCGCATCGTGGCGGTCGGGAAGACAGCTTGGGAGAAGGGCATCAAGCCCGTCTTCGACGGCTGGAAGCTGATCATCAAGGGGCTAGGTGGGCTCTTCGACGATGCGGTCGGCGCGATCGGCACGGCCTGGGACAAGCTGAAGGGCGTTGCGAAGGCGCCCGTGAAGTTCGTCGTCGACACCGTCTACAACAACGGCATCGTCGGCGTCTGGAACAAGGTCGCTGCGGCCTTCGGCGCACCCAAGTTGTCGAAGTTCAAGTTCGCCGACGGTGGCGTCATGCCGGGCTACACGCCGGGCCGAGATGTGCACAAGTTCCTGTCCCCGACCGGTGGGGCGCTCGAGCTCAGCGGCGGCGAGGCCATCATGCGGCCCGAGTTCACCCGCGCGGTCGGCTCCAGTTTCGTCGGGACGATGAACTCGATCGCCAAGTCCCGGGGCGCCCAAGGCGTCAAGGCGGCCCTGGCACCCGTGTTCGGCGGCAACCCGAAGACGCCGACCGACCGGTCCCTGCCCTACGCCAACGGCGGCATCGTGCAGTCCTTCGCGGACGGCGGCATCTTCGGCTGGATCGGCAAAGCCGCATCCACCGTGGCAGGCGCGGGATCGGAAGCCTGGAACGCCATCAAAAAGGGCGCTTCCTGGATCGGCGACACGCTCGAATCGTCAGCTCGCGCAGGCGTGAAAGCAGTCGTCAACCCGCTCCTGAAGGGCTTCCCCGGCATGGACACCGGGCTCGGCCAGATGATCCGCCACATCCCGGACCAGATCCTGGATGCCCTGTTCGGCTACAGCAAGAAAGCCGACGACAAGGGCGCTGGCGGCATCGGCGGCCCGCGCATCCAGGCAGGCCTGAAGTGGGCGAAAACCCAGAACGGCAAGCCTTACCAGTGGGGCGGCAACGGCAATCCCAGCTGGGACTGCTCCGGGTTCATGTCCGCGATCGAGTCCGTCATCCGGGGCCAGAAGCCTCACCGGCGGTGGGCAACGGGGGCGTTCTCCGGGAAGACCGCGCCTCCCGGCTGGGTGTACCACGGCAACTCGCCGTTCCGCATCGGCATCACCAACGACGGTGTCGGGCACACCGCGGGCACGTTGGGCCGCACCAACGTGGAGTCGCGTGGCGGTGACGGCGTCATCGTCGGCCCGCGGGCACGCGGCTACAAGGCGCCGCTGTTCGACTCGTGGTACGGCTTCAAACCGGGGTCTTACGACAGTGGCGGCTACCTGCAGCCCGGCATGAACATGGCGTTCAACGGCACCGGGCGCCCGGAGCCGGTCTTCACGACGGCGCAGGCCAACGCGCTCACCTCGCTGGCGGCGCGGTCGGCGTCGCAGCAGCTCGGCGACCTGTCTGTGTCGGTGTTCGTCGGCAACGAGCAGATCACCGACATCGCCCGCACCGAAGTGCGGACGGCGCAGGGCGAGCTCATTCAGGTACTCAACGCGGGCTGAGGAGGAATCTTGGCGATCCCCGGAAACCTCCTCAGCCCGACCACCGAGAGCATTGACCCGAACACCTCTGGCTGGACGCCGAAGCTGAACTGCACGATCGCCAAGGGCATCGGTGGCAGGAACGGCGACGGCTGCCTCGCCGTCAAGAGTGTGGCGGCCGGCGAGATGCAGGTCCGCACCGTCTCCTCCTACCCGGTCACCGCAGGCACCGTCTACTACACGTTCGCGGACACGGCCGGGGTGGTGGGGGAGCGGATCGGCATCCGCTGGCTCAACAGCGCCGGCGGCGAGGTCGGGGTGGCCTGGTCGGCGACGACAGCCGGGTCCTCGTCGTCATGGCACCGGGTCAGCGTGGCCGGTGTAGCGCCGTCCGGGACCACAAAAGCCCAGGTGCTCCTCGGCAGCACCGAGACGGGCGCGAACGTCAACCACTACTGGGAGAACGTCTACCTGGGACTACCGGTCCGGGTGCTCGGTAACCTGCTCCCCTTCAACACGGAGTCGTCGGAGGTCGACGCCTCCGGATGGACGCCCGTCGTCAACGCCAGCATCAGCCGCCAGGTGCCAGTGATGAGCTGGGCTGTCAACAACTACTACGCCGGTGGGCACGCCCTGGCGCTGACCGCGGTCGCCGCTGGCAACGCATCGATCCTGACGGTGGAGCGGCCCACCGTGACGCCGTTCACCGAATACCTGGCCTACGCCTACCTGCAGCCGCCGACGATCGCCTCCACGTGCTGGATCGAACTCCGCTTCTACGACGTCAACGGCAACCAGGTCGGCGCCCAACGGTCCACGTTGGCGCCGCCGACGCCGGCGACAGGCATGTACCGGCAGCGGGCGTCGATGGTGGCGCCGGCGAATGCGGCTACCTGCTCGGTGGCGGCGGGCCTGGATTCGGCGTCGGCCGGGCAGGTGCTGCGACTGGAGACGGTCGTCGTTACCGTGGCGCCGAAGCTGCAGGCCGGCTCGGTGCTCCCGTATGCGGACTCCAGCTTCGAGCAGGGCATCGCCGGGTGGACGGTTGCGTCGGGTGTCGCGACGATCGCCCGCACCACCCCGTGGGGGCTGTCCGCATTCGATGGCTCCTACGCGCTCGCCATCACCTCATCCACTGCCACCGCCTCCACAATCCGCTCAGCGAAGTTCCCGGTCCACGCGGGCACGAACTGGCGAGCCCAGATGCTCGCCCACCCGGCGGCCGGCACGTGGTCTTCAGCGACAACCCGGATCCACTGGTACGACGCCGCGAACACGGACCTCGGCACTTCTACCGGCACGACTTTCGCTCTGCCTGGCACGTCTTGGTATGTGATCCCCACCGATGCGGTCGCGCCTGCAGGGGCGACGCAGGCCGCGGTAGAGCTGGCGGCTACAGCGTCGACGACGGCCAGTGTCCTGCACGTTGACCAGGTGGTGCTGTGGGAGGTTTTGCCGCTTACCGCGGTGGAGGCGCACTCGAGCGACGGCTACGTCGAGTTGACGTTGCGGGAGCTGATCCTCGACTACGAACTGTCCGTGTTCCGGGAGCTGCAGGATGGGTCCCGCACTCTGGTGCGGGGCCCGTATGGGCTGATCGACCACCAGGTCATCTCTTCTGATCTGATGGTGATCGAGGACCATGAGGCGCCGTTGAACGTGCCGGTCAGGTACTACATCGAGCAGTGGCCGCCCGGATCGCTCACCGCATCCACCCGCACCACCGGCTACGTCACCATCACCCTCGACGACATCAACCAGGTGTGGCTGAAGGACCCGGGCAACCCGCAACGCAACATGAAGGTGCTGGTAGCGAAGGCCCCGGACTGGAACCGGCCCATCGACCAAGCCAGCTACGTCGTCCGCGGCCGACGCAACAAAGTCACGCTCAGCGGGAAACGCCAAGGGCTGGAGGGCGACCTCGCGATCTGGACTCTGTCCGACCAGCAGCGCAAAGCCCTGCACCTGCTCCTCGACGACGGCAACGTCCTGCTGTGGCAGGCCGCACCCGGGATGGGCGTCGACGACATGTACGTGTCCTTCGGCCAAGTCCCGGAGGCGCGGACGGGCGGGCTGGCGCAGGAGCAGATGCGGGCCTGGACGCTGCCGCTCGTCGAGCAGGACATGCCGGTCACGGTCGGTGTCGGCGGACCGGCAGGCCGCACCTGGCAGGACGTCGTCACCGAGTTCGCGACCTGCGCCGATCTGCTGCCCGTGTACGCGACCAGCGAGGATCTGCTGCTCGACCGAAGGCGGTGAGGCGTGTACGCCGTCTCCGACCGGTTCCTGAAGCGCCTCGCCGAAAGCCACACGCCGGTCACCCTGGTGCAGCTGCTGCTGACAGACGGGCGCACCGTCGACCTGGAGCACACGGGCGGCAGCGTCACCGTGGACCGCGGGCAGGCCATCCGCCGCACCTGCACCGTCACCGTCGCTGACCCGTCGCTGATTCCCAGGACGCCAGCTGACCAGCTCGCCACCTACGGCGCGCAGCTGCGAATCTCGCGGGGCGTCGAGTACGGCAACGCCGACGACGTGGAACTCGTGCCACTCGGCGTGTTCCGCCTCGACTCCGTGGACGGCGATGTCAACGAGGGCCCGGTCACCCTGGCGGGGAAAGACCTGTCGGCGATCGTCGCCGACGACAAGCTCACCGCCCCCTACACGGCGTCAGGCACCGTCGTCAGCGCGGTCACCGCCCTCATCCAGCGGTCCATCCCGACAGCCGCCGTCATCAGCAGCATCGTCGACCAGGGCATCGGGAAACGCACGTTCGACGTCGAGGCCGACCCGTGGGCTGGCTGCCAGGAGATCGCATCCGGTGCCGGCGCCGAGGTCTACTGCAACCCGGACGGCGTGTTCGTCATCGCCACCCTGCCCGACCTGGCGACAGCCACCCCGGTGTGGGAGATCGCAGCGGCTGAGGGCGGCGCCTACATCAAGGCAAACCGCGGCATGTCCAGCGCGGGCGTAAACAACGGCGTGCTGGCCCGCGGCGAGAACACCAGCGAGAACGCGCCCCCGGTCCAGTACCTGGCCATCGATGGCGACCCCAACAGCCCTACCTACTGGGGCGGCCCGTTCGGACGCCGACCCGATTTCTTCACGTCCAGCACCCTGACGACGACCGCCGCCTGCCAGAACGCGGCCACCCTGAAGCTGGCCCAGGCCAAGGCGCCAAACGCCACCGGAGACATCAGCTCCCTCCCGAACCCAGCCCTTGAATCGGGCGATGTGCTGCGGGTGCAGCACGAGGACGGCAGCCGCGAACTCCACCAGGCCGCCAGCTTCACCGTGCCCCTCGACCTCGGCGGCGACTTCCCCATCAGCACGATCAGCGCCAAGGAGGACGCGTGACGAAGTCCTCGCACGCCTCCACCCGCGACCTCAAGTACGCGATCCAGCAGGCAGCGAAACGCACCGGCGAACAGGCCCCCAGCGTGCGCGGCTCCGACTGGCGGCTCGCCACCGTCACTGCAGACAACGCAGACGGCACCGTCGACGCCGACGGCATCCCTGACATCCGCTGCATGGAGACCTACTCCCAGCCCCGAGTCGGTGACCTCATCGTCATCACCCAGTCCTCCTCAGGGAACTGGCTGGCCTGGGGACGCACCGCGACAGCAGCCCCAGACTGGACACCACTCACCCTGGCCTCCGGATTCCAGAACCCAGGCCACGGCTACACCGCCTCCTACCTGCGGCAGGGGCACCGCGTCTGGCTACGCGGACGCATCGGCCCGACATCGGGGACGATCGCCGACAACGCCACCTTGCTCACCCTGCCGGCTGCGATCCAGCCCGCCGCGGTGTGCGCGTGGGCTGTGGTGAGGGACGCGACGGTAATGCCGGCCGTGTGCCGCCTGGAGATCAGCCTTGGCGGCATCGTGCGCACCTTCCAGTCCTCGAATCTGCCGTCGTGGGTTGCCCTCGACGGCATCAGCTACACGATCTAGGAGGCCCTGTGCCGGAGCCCGATGACTGGGGCCAGGGCATTGATCTCTGGCAGCTCACCGACGCGCCCAGCATTCCCGCCGCGATCCAGGCCCTGGCGGTGGGGTTGATCCCGCGTAGCAACATGCGGTTCGCGTCAGCTGCGGCGCGTAACGCGGCGATCGACAGCCCTGAGGAGGGCATGCAGGCGTGGCTGATCGCCGAGGGCCGTCTGGAGATCTACCGCAACGGGTCCTGGCTGCCCTGGCCGCCGGTCCCTGTGCAGACCTTTCAGGTGTCGGACGCCCCGTACAACGCCACCCAGACCACCACGGACTATTCGTCGTCGGCTTGGCCGCGCCCGCAGTTCGTGGCGCCGCCGTCGGGTCGCGCCTACGTGACGATCGGCGCGGCGGTCTCCAACTACAACACAGACACGTCGACGATCTGGGCTGCGTGGCGGGCCACCGGCTCCATGGGGTACAGCTACATCGACCTCACCAAGACCGGTATCTCCGCTCAGGGAACACGCGTGGTCGCGTCGCGGCGGCTGATGCTCACCGGCATGACGCCGGGGGAAACCATCACGATCATCCCGCAGTGGAACATCAGCTCCGGATCAGCGTCCAAGGCAGAGACCAGCGGCGGTGTCCTCCTCGTCGAACCCGCACCATGACCTGCCGCACCCTGCTCGCCCCGCGCCGTTCGCCGGGGCCTTCTTCATTCCTGGAGGCCTCATGGCCAAGACCGGCCCGCAGCGGTACCCGGGCGCCAGCACGGCCTACTGGTACGGGGCGAAGTACCCAGGCTCCGCGATGGAGTCGAACGTCATCGTCTGGCACACCACGGAAGGGACCTCCCTGCCGTCCTACGACGGCGGATCGCAGGCCCCCACCTTCACAGCCAAGCCCAACTGGGCTGCTCAGAAGCTGGACTGGTACCAGCACTTCGACTTCGACGTCTCGGCCCGCGCCCTCGTCAACCTCGCCGGCGGCGTGGAGACGAACACGCTGAATGCGGTGCAGGTGGAGATCGTCGGCACCTGCGACCCTGCCGCCCACAGCAAGTGGGTGAAGGCTGGCTACCAGCACCTGTACGCCCCTGAGTTGCCGAACTGGGCGATCCGCGACCTGGGTGCTTTTGCGCGGTGGGCGCACGACAACCACGGCGTGCCCCTCGCCGCCGATGTGACGTTCAAGGCGTATCCGGGCAGCTACGGCACCAGCAACGGCGTCCGCATGTCCGCCGCAAGGTGGAACAGCTTCACCGGGCACTGCGGCCACCAGCACGTCCCCGAGAACCTCCACGGCGACCCGGGCGCACTGCCGATCGCCGCGATCCTCACCGCCGCCAAGGGCGGCGCCACCACCCCGCCCGAGGAGAACGACGTGGCACTCACCGACGCCGAAATCAACAAGATCGCTGACGCCGTTTTCAAGAAGATCGCGGCAGGCGACGGCGTCCTCGAAGGCGCCGACCTCAAGCGCGTCTGGGCTGTCGACGCCATCCCCGCCGCACGGCCGCCCTACCACAACACCGACTACTACCAGGCAGACGGCAAAACCCTCAACAACACGACGTGGACCGCCGGATACACGCAGCAGACCCAAACCGAGGGGATCCGCGAGGCAGTCACCCTGATCAAGCAGCTCGCGGGTAACAGCGGCACGATGCAGCTGTCGGACTCGCAGATCGCCACGCTCGGCGCCGTGATCGCCGCGAACCCAGCGCTGGCAGAGCGGATTGCGGACCTGGTCGCGACGAAGCTCGCGGAACGGCTCGCCGAATGATCGTCAACTACACGCCCCACCCGGTTCGGATCTACGCCGACGACCGGCCCGACGGCATCGACGACCTGGAACCCAGCCTCCGCCTGGTGATTGAGCCGGAGGACACGCCGGCCCGGCTCAGTATGGTGCCGCTCAGCAGCGACAACCGGGGCGGCATCACGGTCGAGGTCGTCGAATACGGGCACGCCGTAGGCATCCCGCCTGAGCGGGCGGGCGTGTGGTGCGTCGTCTCCCTGCCAGTCGCGCTCGCGCTGGCCCCCCGCCGGTCCGACTTGCTCGTCCCCTACCGCGAAGTCCGTAACGCCTCCGGAACCGTCATCGGCTGCCGCCAACTAGCCCAGCCCATCTGAGAAACGAGACACCCATGCGCATATTCGGCAGAGAACCCGTCTACATCCTGGCAGCGGTCGCGATCGCCCTGAAGCTGGCCGCCGCCTACGGGCTGGACGTCAGCGGCGACCAACAGGCCCTCATCAACACAGTGCTGTCCTGCATCGTCGCCGTCGCATCCGCGGTCGTCCTGCGCAACGGCGCGCTCGGCGCTGCCGTCCTGCAACTCGCGTCCGCCGGCCTCGCCCTGTTCGTCGGCTTCGGCCTCGACCTGTCCGCAGAGCAGCAGGCCGGATGGATGTCCCTCGTCGCTGCGATCCTCGCGCTCTTCGAGCATCGCGAGGTCACCGCCCCCGTACCGGCCGTGCCCCTCGAACAGTCCAGCCCCGTCAAGGCATCCCCCGTCCAGGGGGTGTGAGTGCATCGCCGGGCGGCCCGCTGGTTCAGCGGGCACCTCGGTAGCCGCGGCCCTTTCCTCGTCTTCATGGGCATCGGGAAAGTCTGCTTCGGCTTCAGCTTCATCTTCGACCCGCCATGGACGACCGAGGGGCTGCAAATGCTGGCCCGCTTCGCCCCCATCCACTGCTGGGCCTGGGTGTGGATCATCTGCGGCGCCGCCACATTCAGCAGCGCCTGGCTGGAGTTCGCCAGGGACCGCTGGGGCTTCGTCGCCGCCAGCATCCCGCCCGCGATCTGGGCGTTCACCTACGGATGGGCCGGAATCCTCGGCGACTACTCCCGCGGCCTGTGGCTGTTCGTCTGGTACATCACATCGCACTGTGGGGTGATCTGGTGCGCGTCTCGTGTTCCACCCAGCGCCGGATCGCCTGATCTGCCCGGCCGGGTGGTTGAGGGGAGACCCGGGTGAACGGTGTCTTGGGCCTGGTTGGTGCTGGGGTGACGCTGATCGGTGTGGTCGTGACGGGCTGGTTCACGTACCGCGGCGGGCGGACCGCAGCGGCGATCCAGGCGGCGCCAGCCGCGAAGGCGCAGGACTTCGCCGTGTTGCAGGCGACGGTGGAGCGCGTCGACGGGGAGAACAAGGAACTGCGAGGCCGGCAGTCGCGGCTGGAGTCGCTGCTGCGCGCGTTTGCGTGGACGACGGACCGGTGGGCGCGCCAGATGCATCAGGCGGGGATCGAGCCGGAGCCGCCGCATCCTCTGGTGGACGAGTACAACCGAACTGGAGTGTGAGCCGATGCTTGATGCCGTCCTGCGTGTCCCGCGCCGAGACGACACCGCCGCCGACACTGGCAGCCTCGCCCGCATGGGCCGCATCGAAGAACAGCCGGTTCCGACAGCGACCCCCGAGCTGGCGGCGGAATCGCCCGCTGAGACGGCGCCCCCGGCTGAGCTGGAAAAGGCACTCGCAGGCGCCGGCGTCACCGCAATCTCTGCGGACCACACCGCGATGCAGGCCCTCGGACAGCTTGATGCCGCAACGCTCGAAGCTGTCACGCGCTGGGTCCAGTCGAAGCCCGGAAAGGCCAGCAAGTAGAGGAGGCCGCGTGCCCGAAGAGACCCCCGAGACGGAGACACCGTTCTGGCTGTCGCCGTGGCCGTTCATCGAACCCGACCTGCCACCCGCCGAACCCGGTGACGAACCCGCATGAGTAACGCCCCTCCTTCGGGAGGGGCGTTCCGTCGTGTCTGGTGGGGGAGTTGCGGTATCTGCTGGACGTGTTACCGCTTGATGCGGGTATGGTGGTCACACAACTTCATGCACCTCCCGGTGCGCAGGCCGCGGCTACTTCTTTGGAAAAGTCCGCCGCACGCCGACTTTGATCTCGGGAGGCACAGCATCGGGGGTGCCCGGTGCGCAGGCAGCGGATACTTCTCCTGCTAAGAGAGAGACGCGGGTTCGAATCCCGTCCACCGGTCCAGCGGGCCGGAGGTAGCTCAGCGGCCCAGAGCGCTTTGTCTCCGCAGCCGACCTTGATCTCGGGCACCCCACTGCTGATCCTCCCCTCCACGTGAGGGGCTTTTTCATGACCAGATTCAACCAGCGCGGCACCCGTCCCGCCGTCCACTCGCCCGTGACCACCACCGGGGAGCGGGCTCGCACCACAGAGGGCGCCACCGGCTTCCTGCGAGACGCAAAGTCCGAGCTCTTCCTGCTCGCCGTCTCCAACTTCGTTGGCCAGGACGCCTTCTACGAGAAGGGCGGCGACCGCGACGACCGCTACACGCAGCTCGTCCGCAAGCTCGCCATCGAGGACCCTGCGTGGACTGCGGGCCTGCTGGGCTGGCTCCGCGGCGAGGGCAACATGCGGACTGCGGCCCTCGTCGGTGCTGCGGAGTTCACCGCCGAACGACTCCTGCACGAGGCCCCCGGGTACTCCCGGCAAGTCATCGACTCCGTGCTTCAGCGCGCCGACGAGCCGGGGGAGATGCTCGGTTACTGGACCAGCAAGTACGGCCGCCGCCTGCCGAAGCCCGTCAAGCGCGGCATCGCCGACGCCGTACAGCGCCTGTACAACGGCAAATCCCTACTGAAGTACGACACCACCTCAAAGGGCTACCGCTTCGGTGACGTCCTCAACCTCGTGCACGCAGCCCCGGACCCGGCCAAGCCATGGCAGGGCGACCTGTTCCAGTACGCCCTCGACCGCCGACACAACCCGACCGAGGCCGTCGAGCCGCCGACGAACCGAACACTTACCGCACGCCGGGAACTGATGGAGCTCCCGGTCGACGAACGGCGGGCCCTGCTGACAGCCGAGGACTGCTCCGAGCGGCTCGCGGCGGCTGGCATGACGTGGGAGGCGCTGGCCGGCTGGCTTCAAGGGCCGATGGACAAGGCGGCCTGGGAGGCGGCCATCCCGTCCATGGGCGTAATGGCCCTTGCGCGGAACCTGCGCAACTTCGACGAGGCTGGCGTCTCCGACGCGGTCGCCGCCCAGATCTGCACCCGCTTCACCGATGCGGAACAGGTCGCCAAGTCCCGCATGTTCCCCTTCCGCTGGTGGGCCGCCTACAAGCACGCCCCCTCCCTGCGGTGGGCGCACGCCCTGGAGCAGGCACTGAACCACTCGCTGGCCAACGTGCCGCAGCTGGCCGGCCGGACGCTGATCCTGGTGGACCGGTCGCCGTCGATGTTCCCCGGCTACGGTTTCTCCACCCCGAACAGCTCGGACATCACCCTTGCCGAGCAGGCCGCCGTGTTCGGGTCCGCTCTCGCGCTACGGGCGGAGGCTCCCACGCTCGCCGAGTTCGGATGGACCAGCAACCGCATCGACGTGCCCAAGGGCGGCAGCGTCCTCAAGCTCATCGAGAACTACGGGCAGATCGACGGCACTGACATCCCGTCTGCGGTAAAGCAGCACTTCGATCTCCTCCGCCACGACCGGATTGTCATCGTCACCGACGAACAGACCCGTCCTGGCTGGCTGCCTTCAAACGCCTACGGACACGGCGGCATGCGGGAGACGGCGATCGATGACCTCGTTCCAAAGACGGTGCCCGTCTATATGTGGAACATGGCTGGCTACAAGCCCGGCGCCATGCCGTCCGGGACTGCTGGTCGGCACACATTCGGCGGACTGACGGACCACGCCTTCCGCATGGTGCCGCTCCTCGAGGCCGGCCGCGACGCGACCTGGCCGTGGATGCAGCAGCCCGCCTGACCAAGCGGGAAGCCCCGCTCTCCTTCGGGAGGGGGCGCGTCGTCGTGTCAGAACTCCAGCTGCTTCTTCACCTCGGCCACGTTCGGGCCGCTATCCGTTGCGGGCATCTTCCAGCGGAACGCCTTCTCCTCGCCGTCGATGTAGATCAGCGTTCCGCCCTTCGCCTGCGCGGGCGTCAGATCGAAGACCTGGGCACGCCACTGGTAGGTGCCGGGCTGCACGGGGTCGGCGTTGTTGTACTTGTCCATGACCACGCCGGACGAGTTGCCGCTGTCGAAGGCAACCATCTCCCCATCAGGCGCCATCCACTTCCACCCGCCGCCACCGATCGGGGCCGGCTCGTCGGCGGCGACGGCGGTTGTGGCTTTGTCTTTCATTGTGACGACGGCGAACACGCCGTTCTCTGCAGTCTCCCCGCTGCCTTCCTTCGTGAACACGATCGTGTCCGGTGTGACCTCCAGGACGCCGGTGCCGCCGTCGCCTGTGGTCTTCGCTGAGTCGCCAAGGGCCAGGGTCTGTGACTCGTCGACTGTCCCGGACTTTTCGACGCGGGTCGGAGCAGCCTCGGGCGCCGAGTCGGCCTTGTCGCTGCTGCCACTACCGCATGCGGTGAGGGCGGCCAGGAGCAGGGCGGTGGTGACGGCGGTAGCGTGAACGCGCATTATTCCCCCAAGTGTTGAACGTCGGAAACGGCAGGGCGCCCGCTACGGGCAGGACTCGCCGAACTTGACCGCAGTGAACGTGACCGGCTGCCCATTCAGTGCTGCTCCCTGAGCGGGGGACTGGCTGCACACCTGCCAGTTACTCTCCACAAGCACGAAGCGGTCCTCCGCCGACGCGTCGTTCACGGTGATCGACGTGCTCGAATCCAGCGCACCACGGGCTGCCTTCACCGACTTGCCCTTGAAGTCGGGCATCTTGCCTCCTTCTGCCGCCAGTGGCTTCTCGTCCTTCGCTGGGCACGTCTCGTCCAGCTTCACCGCCCCGAAGTCCAGCTTGCTGCCCGTCGAAATCGAGGAGCCGGCCTTGATGTTCTGGCTGCACACCTGCCAGTTGCGGTCGAACGCCTGCATGCGGTCACGGCCGAGCGCGTCGTGCGAGGTGAGCCCGTAGAAGCCGAGTTCCTGCGCCTTGTCCTGCGCGGACTGGAGACCCATGCCGACGAAGTCCGGCATGTTCGCCTTCTCTGCGGCAGGCTTGGCGTCGGTCGGCGCACTGCTGGTCGGGGCCGCGGGTGTTGACGGGCTTGCGACGCCAGATGGCTTGGCGGTGTCCGTTGGCTGGCAGGCGACGATGCTGACTGTGGCGGCGCAGCAGAGCAGGGCTGCAGAGATGATGCGGGTACGCACTGATTCCCCCGAGTGATGTTGGTACAGGCGGAACACGGTAGACGAAATGTGGACGCTGCGTGAACGCGCGTCACCAGGTCGTGACACGACGACGCCCCTGCTCCTCGCCGTTGCGGCGGGGAGCAGGGGCGTCGTCGTGTTCAGGCGAGCTCGCGGGCGCGCTTCTCCGCGCGGGCAATCAGCTCTCCCTCGCCCTCACAGAGGTCGTCGAGCGTCCGAGTGGACAGCCCGGCGAGGAAGACGCTGGCCTGGGCGGAGGTGTCGCGGATGCCGAGCGCCTGGAACAGCATGCCCTGGTCCTCCTTGCTCATGTCGCGGCGGACCAGCGTGTAGATGGCGTCGTTGAACAGGGAGCGATCTGCCTGCTCCTGAATCCACTTGTCGAGGGTGGGGCGAGAGATACCGAGAGCCTCGGCGATCTCGCTCTTATGGATGCCGCTCTCGCGCGCCTGCTCGATGAGGGTCAGCTTGTAGGCGCGGCTGATCCGCTCGTGACGGTCCTCCGCCTCGGCGTGCGCCTTCAGCTCCCGCAGCTTGCCCGCCGCTGCCTCCTCCGAGGCGATCTCCTTGCGCTGCTGGACGGCGCACTCGATCTCCATGGGGATCCAGGCGAGCAGGTCGGCGAAGGAATCCTGGGCGCTCTCGGTGACCTGGGTGCCGTAGTCGGAGATGTAGCGGTCGGCGATGACGGCGTGGGGGAGGGTGCCGTCGATCAGCTGGTCCAGCTCGTCGGGCGTGACGTAGTCCTGGAGGGTTGGGCCGTCCATGTGGATCAGGTCGATGATGCTGGTGAAGCGCTGCATGGGATCCCCCTCGGTCGTGCCCTGCTGACGTAAAGAGACTTTACGTTGAACCTGAGGGAGATGTAAAGCGATTTTACGTTTCCGGGTGGGTGAGGTGCGTAGGCGTGGCCGTCGGCCGACGACGAACCCGCGCGACACCGCCCCCGCCACCTCACCGCAACAGTGGCGGGGGAGCGGGGGCGTACTGCTGGGCAGGTGGTCAGTCGGTGAGCGTCATCCTGTACTTGCTGCCGTCGTCAGCGGAATGCGCGGTCGCCGCGAAGACCCGCACTGCGGGAACTGCTTGGTCCGCGTCGAAGTAGGGAGGTCGACCCGGCGTGAGCGTGAGCCGCGGCGCCGACACCCGGTTGTACGGCAGACCCTCCCCGCCGAGCGCCGCCTCCAGCGAGAACTCCCGCAGCAGGCCATCAGTTGAATGTGCGCCCAGGGCGTCGCCCACCCGCCGCGCCTCCGCCTCGCAGCGGTGCACTGCGCTGGCTGCAGACGGCACCAGGTCGACCGTGAACCGGATCTGCGGCGGAGGCCCGACGGTGAGCGGGTCGAGATGCCCGTCGTAGGGGACCGGGGCCACGAGCAGCCGCAGCTCGATACCCGACGACGGGACCAAGGAGAGTTCGTCGTCGCCGATCGTGAGGCGGATCCAATCGACGGACGGAAGCGCGGCAGTCGTCATATGGCGACGGTAGCGCGGGAGTCTCGTTTGCAGGTCATGACCGAACCCTTCTGCTTCTCCTGCGCCGAGGATCTCCTCGGCCCTGCGGCCATCGAGACCGCCCGCCGAAACGTGGCGAACGCCCCGCCGGTCAGCCCCGAATTGAGGGCGCAGGTTCGTTCCGTGTTCCAGTCCGCACGCGACAGTCGAACGACCATTCCCCGGCGAAGGGCTTGCGGGCACGGGGGGATGGGCGAGAGCTAGCGCATAACGTTCCCTTATGTGCCGTCGGGCCTCGACGCAACGAACGGGGCCGGCCCCAAGCCTGAGCAGCCAGACTCACGAGGCCCGCTGGTGGCCATGAACTCGCTCTCACGGCCGTCAGGCAAGCGCAGGACTCCAGGTGCTGCATCGAAGAGGTCAACGTCCGAGACCTCGTCAGCGAGCTTGATGCTTCCGGCCCAAGTGCTGTTGCGGTCAGACTCGCGGTTGTCTGTCCGGCTCGGGTCGAAGCGCAGCACGAGAGAAGCGGTGACGGGCGCCTCGCGGCCGTCGGGGAAGACCACGACGGCAGGTCCTACGTAGCGTGGGCGCCCGTCGGCGGGGTGAAAGCGGGGACTTGAAGGCATGGCGCGATGCTAGCGACTGCCCTTCCAACCACGGTCTACCCGAACCTAGTTGATCAGCTACAGCTCTCGATAACATGCCATATCACGGGCGTCAAAACGGTACAATCAGCTATGCCTTCAGACTCCCGTGCCCGCCTCATCGCATACCTCTGCCAAGCCGGGTTGAGCACTGCTCGCGCCAACGCTCTCCTCGACGACCACATCGCCGAAGTCATCGGGAAGAAGCGTGAGCCGGTGGCTGCCTGCATTCCGGCGCCTGCTCCTGGGGAGGTCTACGGCATCGAGGACCCAGGCGCCCTACCGGTGGCTGTTGGGTGCGAGCACTGGCGGCGGGAGCACCGGGCGGACCTCTGCCCCATGGGTGGGTGCCAGCGGTGCCGGTACCTGGAGCGGCTGTGACGCTGAATGAGTCGGTGGCTCTTGCGTCGCATTCCCAGGAGGCCGCCCCCGCCATCTACGACGCGGCAACGCTCGCCGTCCTGGCCGCCATGGAAGAGGCCGCCGAGAAGCACCTCAACGCCATCCGCCCCCACAACACCAAGCGCAGCTACGCCAACGACTGGGCATTGTGGGAGGAGTTCCACGACTGGCTGGGAGAGCGTACCGGGCACCGCATCGCCTCGACCAACGTCACCAAGGGCACGCTCGTCGGGTTCGTCGTCTGGCTCGACACCATCAAACTCGCCGCGCCCAACAGCATCGACCGGCGCATCACCGGCGTCACCGTCACTGCTCGCAACGAGCACGGTGTCGAAGTCCCCAAGGCTGCCACTGTTGCAGCCCGGCAGGCGCTCAAGCCGCTGAAGAACGACCCCGAACGCATGGCGCGCGGACGCGGCAAGGCCGCCGCCGTCACACCCGAGCAGCTCCGCCAGATGAACGACGCCGTAGCCGACGGGCTCACCGGACTCCGCGACCGCGCCCTCTGGCTCATGGCCTTCGCCATCGCCGGACGCTCCGCCGAAGTCGCCGCACTCCGCGCCGAGGCGATCGTCCACGTCAGCCAAGGCCTCGAAGTCCACGTCCCCGCCGTCAAAGGCCGACCGCCCCGGGACGTCGTCGTCCACTACGGCAAGAACCCCGACACCTGCCCCGTCCGCGCCTGGCTCACCTGGCGCGCCGCCGCAGGCATCACCGGCGGGCCTGCCTTCCTGCCTATCACCGTCCACGGCCGCCTCGGCGACCGCGCCCTCTCCCCGGAAGCCGTCCGCGAGATCATCGTCCGCAACGCCGAACGCGCCGGGCTGTCGGTGCGGCTCACCGGACACAGCATGCGAGCCGGGTTCATCACCACCTCTCGACGCGCAGGCAAGCGAGAGGAGAAGATCCGCGAACAGTCCGGCCACGCCGAGAACAGCCCCGCCTTCTGGGGATACATTCGCGAGGCTGACAAGTGGACTGACGCGGCCAGCGAGGACATCGGACTATGAGGAGGAACCGTGCGGGTCATCATCGACGGCGACCTGGTGCTAGATCTGCCATCCCCGCCCCGCGTGGGGGAGATCATTGCTTGGGGCCCGCAGGTTCGACGCGTGCAGGACGTCGTGTGGTGGCTCCCGAAGACGGGTCGGGATGGCGGCGCACCGACAGCTGAAGACATCTCGGTCCACGTGCAGCTAGAGCAGGAGCGCACGGAGGCAGCGGAAGACGGACGCTGACCGGCCGCCCCGTGCCACACTGGCCGCAGGCCCCGCCGGGCCCCCCGTCTCGGCGGGGCTTCTGCTTGGGGTGGAGGGTTGCATGGCTGACGAGTTGCGGGAGTTGCTGAAGGCTCGGCGCGAGGAACTGGGCTTGTCGTACCACTCGCTTGCCGCGGCCTGCACCAGGGCCGGGTCGGGCGTCTCGGTATCGACGGGCTGGCTGCACCGGTTGGAGACGGGGGCTCCGGTCGTTGCGCCGAGCGCTGAGCTTTTGACGGCCTTGGCGGCCGGCCTGCGGCTGGAGACGGAGCGTCTTCGGGAGGCCGCTGCCGCACAGTTCTTCGGTCTCCGCTTGCCGTGGACAGCGTCGGGGGAGGCGGCTGAGCTGCTGGAGCAGGTCGCGGTCTTGCCGGAGGATCAGCGGCGAGCACTGCTCGATCTGATTCAGGTGATGGCGAAGAACCGGTGACGGGACGCCTGCTCTGGCATAGCTGGCGCACAGCCTTGCGGCCCGCTCTCCGCCGGTGAGAGCGGGCCGCGCGTGCGTCACGCCTTCGCTTCGGGCAGCTGCCCGGGCCTGACGGGCGCTATCTCGACGCCGCTGCACCCATTGCCTTCGAGCGTCTCCTTCTGCCGTTCGGCGGACGGCTTGTCGTAGGCGACGGCGGAGGCGCGCGGGGTGCCGTCGGGGCCGGTCCAGGTGAGTCCGTAGTTCTGCATGGTGATCGTCATGCGCTCATCATGGCTGGCGGCACTGACATCGCCGGATGAACTACTTCTAGCCGGGATCTTCCCGGGTGGCTGGTTAGTGGCGCATGCTGTGCGTCCGGGCGCTTCCCCTTCCCCCAGGTGGAGCCCCTGTTGGGCCCTGCCGTTCGCTTCGGGTGGCAGGGCCCGCCGCCCCTCCCGGTCCTCCCCACGGGAGGGCTTGCGGCTGCCCAAGGCGCGACTGCCCGCCCCTTACGTGATGGGGCGGGCAGTCCTGGTTCAGCCGCCCTGGCGTTCCTGCGCCTTCTCTATCCAGAGGTCGCGGACGCTGGTGGTGAGGGTGCCTTCGGTCTGTTCGTAGTGGGAGAGGGCGACGCCGAGGCCGAAGAAGGTGGGGGCCCATTCGCCGACGAAGATGCCCCAGCGGTCGGCGCGGGCGAGGTCGGCGTGGCCGCCGGGTTCGGTCTTGAGGCTGGTGGCCCAGGTGAAGACGGACAGGCCGATTGAGGCCATGGCTGCGGTGTAGGCGTGTTCGCTGCGGATGCCCATGTCGTGCAGTCTCTTGATGATCATGGCGGCTCCGTTCCGTGTGGGGCTTCACAGGCCGGAGTGCCCACACCAGCCAGTCCGTATTCGCACCTTTCGCCGGATATGCCGTTTCCTGTGTCGGCTCGTAGGCTGATCCTGCTCGGGGCTCACGCGGAGGTCAGCCATGCCCCGAACCATTTGGAGCGGCGCCATCTCGTTCGGCCTGGTCACGGTGCCTATCCATGTCCAGAGCGCGACCGAAAACCACTCGATCCAGTTCCACCAGTACCACCTGGAAGACATGGGCCGGGTGCGGGTGAAGAAGGTGTGCGAGGTCGAGGACCGCGAGGTCTCCCAGTCCGAGATCGGCAAAGGCTACGAGTACGCCAAAGGCCAAGTCGTGCCGATCTCCGACGCCGAACTGCGGGAGCTGCCACTGCCGACGGCGAAGGCCATCGAGATCGAAGCGTTCGTGCCGCTCGACAGCATCGACCCGATCCAGATCGGCGAGGGCTACTACCTGGCGCCGGACGGGCAGGTCGCGGCGAAACCCTACAAGCTGCTCGTGCAGGCGTTGGGCCGGTCGTCGAAGGTAGCCGTCGCCAAGTACGCCTGGTCCGGCCGCGAACGCCTCGGCCTGCTACGAGTGCGAGACGACGTGATCGTGCTGCACGCCATGCGCTGGCCCGACGAAATCCGTGACCCGTCCTCGCTGCTCCCGCCGCCGACCGAAGTCTCCGAGGACGAGATCGAAAGGGCGGTCACCCTCATGGAGTCGATGACCCGCGACGACCTCGACGGCCCGGAGTTCGAGGACGCCTACACCGACGCCATCGCGAAAATCATCGAAGCAAAGCGGGAAGACAAGCCCCTTCCGGAGACGCCGGAGCCTGAGAAGCCGGCACAAGTCCTCGACCTCATGGCCGCCCTCACGGAGTCCGTGGAGAAGGCCAAGGCATCCCGCGGCGAGGACGCCGACGTGCGCGATCTGCCGAAGAAGACCGCGGCCAAGAAGACGGCGAAGAAGCAGCCGGCCAAGAAGACGGCCAGCCGGAAGTCCCGGAGCGCCTAGCCGTCGAGGTACCCGAGCTCCGAGTCGGGCCGGCAGTGGCTGCACGCGGCGACCCCTTCGGCGAGTGCCCGGAGCGCTGCCTCCCGCGTCACTCCTTTCGGCCGGGGCCCGGCCATGTGGCAGCCGCCGGCGTGGACGGCGAGGGGGTGTCGTCCGCCGAGGCTGAGTTGCAGCGTCCAGTCGGGTTCGGGTGGCCTGGCCTGGATGCCGCGCTGGTGTTCTTGCTCGCGCCGTTCGGCGTCTGCGATCTGCTGCCGGACCCTGTCGAGGCTGAGCTGTAGCCACGTCTCCAGGGTGCGGAGGCGGGGCAGATCCGGCGGCAGGTCGTTCACGTGTTCGATTCTAGGGGGTAGGCTGCCCACCGCATCCCGAGGGTGAGGAGGACCGATGAGGCTGCTGCAGCTGCTCGAGCAGCACGGCATCGACCTGTCCGCCCTCGATCAGGCGCCTGCCAACCCGACCCGCCACGACTCGGGCGCCCGGATCCGCCGGCTCCCGCCGTGGCCGTGCGTGCTGTGCGGGGCGATGAGCCCCACCGCCTGGGTAGTCGACGCGCCCGGGCTGGGCCCGCGGTGGGTGGGGCTGTGCAGCACGCATGCTGTGGAGGCGGGCCAGTCAGGGCTGCCATGGAACAGACAGAGATAGGAGCGACGTGAACCCCGAACGCTTCCACCTCACCCTCTCGTCGGCTGGCCGCACCGTGATGCAGGGTTGGTGGGGGAACGAGGCCGTGGCGCGCCGCCAGTTCACGACGTGGATCGGGGAGCGCGGATCGATGCCGGACGCCCGGGTCGTCCTCGTCGACGAGGAGACCGGCGCCGTGTTGACGAGCTGGCCGGACGAGCCGTAGCCGTCTGCCATCCTGGCGGCATGAGCGACGAGACGGAGACGGTCCAGCAGCAGGACGATGACGAGTTCGACGACGTCTACGGCGAGGCCCCGCCCGCCGACGAGCACAGCCTGGTGTCACGCCCCAGCGTTGTCGGTGGCGGGTCGTAGGCTGATCGCATCAATCAGCCCATGCTGGCTGCGTGTGCTGACCCCGCCCCGGCCGTGATGCAGCCGGGGCGGGCTGCTATCCGGGAGGGAATCGTGGACGAGCTGGACGTGGAGTCACTGCGGGAGCGCCTCAGCGAGCTGGATTCGCTGCGCTCGCGCGTGAAGGAGCTGGAAGACGCAGTCCTGTACCTGTCGAACACGCTCGCCATGCACGGGCTCATCGACTCGACCGAAGCTGGAGTGGCACGGCGTATGTACGACTCGGCCCAGCAGGCGGAGCGGGAGGCGGGCCGCCGCCGCTAAGCCGTCTCCTCCGCCGGATGCCGCACGGCCTTCTTGAGCCCCATCTCGGCCGTGTATCGGTCGATGCCCGCGTCGGCCGCGAACGCGGTGAGCCGCTCCTGTACGGCGGCGGCCGTGGCGACGGTGAGGCGTCCGGCCTGGATCTCCTCCCAGGCGGCACGTTCCAGCGCGATCAGATCCTCGGGGAAGTCGATGGTGGCCACCGCAGGATCTTAAGCTGCTTCGACGATGCTTTCGCGCAGGCGTTCGGCCGCGTCGGCGACCATCCACTCCGCCACCAGCTGCTCGTACCGCTGGCGTGACGGCCCGTACAGCCAGCCGCCGCACGCCAGGACCAGCGCGCGGATCTCCTCATTCACCACAGCAGCAGGCCGTACCGGGCCGGGCGGTGGGGGAGTGGGGATCATGCCGCCGATTCTAGAGCGCGGGTCTGACAGTGGTCAGCCCTCGGCGGGCGGCTGGCCGACGTAGGTGCCGCGCCCCTGCACGGTCCACACGACGCCTTCTTCGGCGAGTGCGGCGATCGCGCGCCGGACTGTGGACCGGGCCAGCCCGTACTCCTGCACCAGCCGCGTCTCCGAGGCGATCGGCCGGCCTTCGGCCCAGTCGCCGCGCGCGATCCGAGCTTTCAGGATCTCGGCGAGCTGCCGATAAGGGGTTACAGGGCCCTCGTGGTCGATCTCAGCATCAGGATCAGTCGCCATGATCCGAAGCTAGGCAGGGCGGTACAGGTCAGCACCTCGGGCTACGTATCGATACGGCGCGAGACAGGTCGATACAAGCACGACTAGCCTGCAATTACATGGACCCCCGCGGCCGAGGGCACGGCCCGGGGGCGTGGCCGACGAACGGAGCGTCGACGTGACCGAGCCTACGGAACCCGGGCGCACGCCTGAAAGGCGGCAGTTAGTCGCTGCAGGTAGCCGCCTCAGCCCAGTGCAGGAAGCGTGGAGTAGGTATGTCGGCCACGCCTTGGACCAGTGCCCAGACTGCCGCAGCGCGCGCGGCGCGGCCTGCGATGAGGCCGAGGCCCTGTATCGCGCCTACCAGGAGGCGGGCCAGCAGGCGTACCGGCGACTACTGGACAGCTAATCGGGGTGACCGGTCGGTTCAGATCAGGCCATCCCGTTGCGCGCCTGCGGCCCCTCCCGGCCAGTGACCTGGGGCAATGCAGAAACGGTTGGCCAACGCCTCCACCTGCAGTAACGGAAACATACGGGGCATGAACAGAAGGTTGCAAAAATGCAGGTGGAAACCTTCACTCCGGGCCGAAACTCGGCTTTACTCGTGACCCGGGCGCCCCCCAACGCCCGGCCTGAAAGCGCTCACTACTGCCCACGCGTGGGCGCAAGACGAACCAACCAACGATCCATCGGCAAAATCAGATCAGCAGTCTCCAGGGGGCGACCTAAATGGTCGAGGCGAGTACGCACCACACGGAACGCGACAGCGTCCACCAGCAGCCCAAGCGCATGCGCGTGCTCCTCGGCCAGCGACACCACACCCAGCTCAGCCGTATAGGAAGCATGCGGCTGACGAGCGCCACGCCACCACGACGAGACGAGCATCGCCGACCTGCCACCCGGGTCCAGGCACTCCACCGTCTCGTGCCGCAGCATCGCGCCCACGTGGACGCCAAGCCTCTCCGCCAGCTCCACCGTGGCGGCACGCGGGCGGGTGTCGGTGGTCTCGCTGGAAAAGGGCCACTCAGCGTCCGGAAGCGTGAGAGTGCGCATAGCAGGAGGATGCGCCACATACACAGCCCGGCGCTCCTCACCCTCCAAGACGCCGGCCCGCCGCAGCAGAACGTAGGCGAGGCGAACTGTTTGTGGGTGTACGCCGAGTTCGGCAGCTAGCTCGGCTCTCGAAGGCAGGTCTTGGCCTGGCCGCCACTCCCCGGCGGCGATACGGCGCTGGATGTCAGCAGCGATACGCCTATGGCGCGCACCCTCTGGCATCGGAACCCCTGCCGACGATCATGACGTGGAGTCCGACGCTATGAGGCGGTTGAGGCTCTGGATATATCCAGCCTGTGGCCTGGCATGCGCCACAGATCGCCGAGTAGTGTCCACAATCGAACACACGTTCACCCAATCGCGTGAACCGCTGCCGGCCAGAGCATCCCGGCCCAAACGCCGGGAACCAGAACGACACCCCCACCCACCCGTCGGCCACCAAACCCAGGAGAGCGGGCATGAACCTCCAGCAGATCCTCGACCTCTACGAGTGGGAGGAAGGGATCTGCTTCCGGCATCCCTGCAAGGGTGAGGTGCTTACGGCTCACATCAAGACGATCCGACCGCCCGCTGGGGGCATCCAAGACATCCGCGCCTGCCAGGGCTGCGTATTGGATATGGAGGCTCAACGAGCCGGGGCGGCCGAGCGGCGTGGGCAGACCTATGCGCCAGGGAGTCTTCAGCGGGATGAGTAAGGGCTGGTGGAGGGCGCGTAGAGCTTCTCCTCGTGGGGAGCGTCGGGGGAGAATGGCGCCGCTGGGGGGTGGTCGGGGAGATCCAAGATGAACGGATGCGGTGAGCAATGCTCGACTATGCATTGCTAAGCACGGCAAAGACTGGCAGTTCAGAAGGCATTTGAGGGTTGCCGCTGGAATTGACGCAGGATCGCGCTGAATGAGCAGCCATACGGAGAACATCTGGCTCAGAACCAAGCGGTACAACGCCTCCGGCAAGGTCGTCTCCGGCACCGGTGGCGTCTGCTACCTGTACTTTCCCGCCCGTCTTTCCCCAGGTCAACGACTCGCACTGGCCTCCGTAGGGATCCGCTGACCGTACAAGAGGGAGCCCTCCCGGCAGGGGGGAGGGCTCCCTCCAAAGCATGATCTGCTCTGGCCGGGGAGAATCTGGGGAGATCCACTACGGAGTAGTCTCGAACCAGTTCTGCATCGCGGTCCGGCCCCGGCCATCCGCCTCGGGCATCATGTGCGCGTAGATCCGGAGAGTGATCGACGGATCCGCGTGGCCCAGCCACTTCGAGACTGCCACGATCGGCTCACGCGCGTCCAGCTGCACGCTCGCGAACGTGTGCCTGAGTGCATGGAAGCCGTTCTCCCGGCTTTCCTCGTAGGTGAGGACCCTGCGGAAAGTCCCCGGGCGGTGCAGTATCGGCTGCTTCGTCTCCACGGGCTCCGGGATGACGCCGGCGCCGGCCAGCGCTGGCTTCCACACATGATGATCGAAGCCGTCCCGGCGGATGGCCCCGCCGCGGGCCGCGGTGAGAACCAACGCGTGCGTCTGCGGAGCCCGTTCGTCCCTCTCTCGCTCTGTTTTCGCCGGACGCGGATCCTTCCAGGGCAGTGTCACAGGACGCGCAGGACGACGCTCCAGCGATTCGGCAATCCGCTTCAGCAGATAATCCGGCACCGGCACCTCCCGCGTCTTCTCGCCCTTGGGCAGCGCGAACGCCAGCTTCGCCCCGACCTTCTTCACCTGCCGCCGGACCAGAATCCGCCCGCCCCCGAAGTCGATGTCGTCCTCCGACAGACCGAAAACCTCACCCGAGCGCAGCCCGGCCCCCACGCCCAAGTCGACACAGAGCCGGAACCGCTCGTCCATCGCGGCCTGGACGGCGAGGACACGCTCCTTGGGCCACGCCCGCGGCTTGGCCGGCGGCCGGGTAGGTACGCGGAGGGTGGTCTGCTTGCGGCACGGGTTCCGGGTCAGGCGCTCATCGTCGATGGCCGACTGGAAGATCGCGGACAGGTAGCGCCACGACTCGTTGGCGGTACCGGGCCCGGCAGTCTCCTTGAGCGTCTTCAGCCACTCGCCGAGCTGCTTCGTCTTGATGGAGTTGAGCTGGTAGTTCCCGAGGTGCGCGACGATGTGCGTCCACACCCGGCCGCGAACCGTGGCCTCGGTGGAAGGGTTGTCGTAGTCCCTTCGGGGCCACCACTCCAACTCGATGTAGTCCTTCAGGAGCATCTGGCCGCGGCGGGGGTCGATGAACTCGCCGGCGGTGGACTCGTGCTGAGCTTTGGCCAGCCAGGCGTTAGCCCCCTCCGGCCCGTGCAGCTTCTCGAAAGACCGGTCCTTGACTCCTGGGATGCCAGCGACTCGGTATCTCTTCCCCTTGCCCCAGCGCTCCGTCTTGCGCTTCTGGCCGGTCGAGGGGTCCGGCTTCTTCGTCATCCACCGGTCTTCGATGTAACCGGGCATATGGCCCCCTCGTGCTTACCCCTCAGGCCGCGGACGCCTCGGGCGGATCCATCGTGACGATCTCACCCTGCCACAGCTGGAACCACTGGCCTCCCGCCAGGAAGCGCTCAGTTGCGGGGTTCATGGCCCGGACGAAATCGTCCGCTGTTGCAGCGCTGGCGACGTGGACGGCGACAAGGCCACGACGTTCTCGGACCTCAACGCATTTGCGGAGGTCGATCTGGTCGTCCACCTGGTATGTGACGGTGAGCGGGCTGTCGGGGGAGTTGGCGCTGATGATCTGGCCGCGCCAGATCTGGAACCAGCAGCAGTTGGCGAGGAACCGTTTCAGCTCGGCGTTGAGGGCTGCGGTGTAGGCAGCGGCGTCGGCGCTTTCGTGGATGCTGACGTCTATGTGGCCCCGCGATTCCTGCAGGTCGACGAGGCATCCGGGGTTGAGGTCCGGCGTGGTTCTGTACACAACGCGCAGCATGCGACGCCCTCCCGTTGGTGCGGTGCGCTAGGGCTTCGTGTGCCGGAAGCGCACGGTTGTGGAAGGGTACGCCGCGTGAACGAGTGGCGACAATCCGTTCACGCAATTGTCTACATGGGGACTTTTCCGGTCGATTACCTCGACCGGGTGGGGTTCTTCTAGTCGCTCTCGCGGCGTGCACGCTCGTCGGCTTCGATCATCGCCCGCCAGCGCCGCAGCTCCGCCTCAGGCATGCCCGCCAAGTGGCCCACGATGATGCGAACTTCGTCGTTGTAGCCGGCCAGCTCGGTGGCTTCGTACTCGAGCCATTGAGCGGCTGCTGCGGCCTTGAGGCGGCGTTCGCTGACATTCAGCGCAGCAGCGAGGGCCTTGATCTGCTTCGGGCTGGGCGCGTTGGCCGGCGGGTTGGTAACGAGGCGCTGAAGGTAGGGCTTGGACAGTCTGGTGCCCGACTCGCGGTCAACCGCTCGCTCGGACATCTTGGCGTAGGAGAGGCCGCGATCGTTGGCGTCCTGGATGAGCCTAGAGAGGGCGCCTACAGGGGGGGTGGGCTGGGCCGCGCCTTGGTCAGGGGCGGTGGCCGCTGCCGTCATGTCCTCTTCCTCTCGGGTCACTGCAGATACCGACTGTCTCTATAGGGGGCGTTGGGCGTCGAGAAAATACCAGCTCAGTCCGTACAACCATCCAGGATCCGAGACACTTCGTCTACAGATGCATGGTAACGAGCCGGGACTTTTGCCGATAGTCGACTCCGAGTCGTCTCGGATCCGTAGACGATTCGGCTCGACTGTGGTTACCTATGTCAGGCAAACAGTTCCGCACCACTCGGGGGAATCGTGAGTCGACGCTGGGCCCTGCGCAGCATCCCGTTCTTCAGGCACTGCATGCTCAACCCCGGCCGATGCGAGTCCTTCTCGGTTCGCTCCCTGGCTGAGGCCTCAGGCGTCAGTGCGGGAGTGATTGACAAGCTCCTGACGGGAAGGCAGCGCACCGCCGACGTCGATGACGCCATAGCCCTCGCGGAGGCCCTCGGGGTCGCCATAAACCCTCTTTTCGCGCCCCCATCGTCTCCGGAATCGAACCGAACGTCTCGAACTAACACCCCGAACACTGAGAGCGAGGAATAGACCAATGCCCAACAAGCCCAAGACCCCACCCAAGGGCTGGCTCTGGAGTGAAGACGCCGCTGACTACCTGGGCGTCAGCGTCACGACGCTCTACCGCTGGCGACGCGACGGCGTAGGCCCGGCCGGCACGCGCCACGGACTCCGCCCCTACCGCTACAAGATCGCCGACCTCGACGCCTGGCTCGAAGGCGACCACGCCGACACCAAGCCGACCCGCGTCGCCGCCTAGCACCAAACAGCCCCCACCGCCGGGCTTCCACACACCGGCAGCAGGGGCGTCGCGGCCAAAGCCGCGCGATCCACCCGAAACCATCCGTGAACAGAAGGGCGAACCGTGCCTGACATTGTCTCATCCGCCCCGGTAGACGACCGCTGCCCCAAGGCCCCGAGTGGCTCACACTCCTGGCGGCCTCCGACGTTCCCCGGGTTCCCGCACCGCTGCGACCACTGCGCCGAGCGCCGCGAGATCACCGTCATCGACCTCCGCGAAGCCCTCCGCATCCTCACCGGCGGTGCGTCGTGACCGAGTACGCCGAGATTGCTGCCCACGTCGCCCGCGATGTGAAGGACGGCAAGCTGACCGAGCTCCGCGAGGACGGCCTGTACAGGCACGTCGAGTTCACGGCCCTGAAGGGCTGGTCCCGGATCATCCTGGTGACCTGGCCGTACAACCTGCTGGTGGCAGGCTCCCACGGCTCGTACCACTTCGAGCGCTTCGGCCCGGACACCGAGGACATGTTCGACTGGCTGCGCGGCATCCGGGTCGAGCCGGACCGGTGGGCTTCGAAGCTGATCAACGGGGCCGACAGTGTCCGCGAGTACGACCAGGAGCGGCTGAAGAACCAGGTCAAGGCCGAGGTAGCCGAGGCCGTCAAGGACGGCGCCCCGCGGGGGCTGCGGGCTGCGGTCCGTGAGCAGATCCTGGAGAGCGACCGGCTGCACTCGCGGGACTGGGCCATGCAGATGGTCTACGACTTCGAGCACGGCGTCACCTACCGCGCCGAGTGCTCGTGCGGCGCCTCCGAGGACCACGACAATCAAAGCGACGCCTATCGCTGGGAGTTCGGCAAGCATCCCATCCGCCGCTTGGAAGGTGAACACGAGGTCAAGGTCCGCGAGATCGGCGGCTTCGCCTTCTCCGACGTCGGCGACTGGAACCTCGACAAGCTGAACTACCACTTCGTCTACCAGTGCCACGCCGCATCGTGGGCGATCGGCCAGTACGACGCCACCCGGAAGCAGGTGGCCGCCAATGCCTGAGATCGCCCCCGATCTCGCGGACGAGAGTCGCTGCGTCTCCGTGCACTGGAACTTGCCTGTGCAGTGTGTCTTGCCGCGCGGCCACCGGGAGAACTGGCACGAAGCCTGGCACCCCCAAACCGGTAACCGACTCCGCTACCAGCGCTCCATGGGCGGCTACGTCACCGAGGAGTTGCACCACGGCAAGTGGCACGACTTGGAGATTCCTCCGCCGGGCGGCTTCTGCGGCGACCAGTTCGTCAGCACCTTCAACGGCGCTCCGAATGTCCGCTGCACGGGGCAGTACGGCCACGGCTGGAACCACCGCGCCATCGTCGACGGCTGCACCTACTCGTGGAACACGCCCATCCCGAAGGGCCTGACCGTCGACCAGCTGACCCGCGACGTGAAGCAGCTGCGCGGCATGCTCGTCGCCGCCCACTCGCGGCTCGCCGAGCTCGAGCGTCCGGCCGTCGAGGCGAACCGCAACGAGATCCGCCAGTCGTTCGCCGATCTCGTCGCCGCAGCCGAGGAGGCCAAGGACTACGAAGGCGCCTTCGACGTTCAGTGCCGACTCCGCGAGCGAGAGGAGCAGTGGAAGCGCGAAGACGAGGAGGCCACGTCATGACCCGCCCGATGCGTGACGTCGACGTCCCGCTGCCGGTGTTGACGCTGCAGGTGGCTGCCGCTCACACCGCGTCCCCGTCGGACCGTCTCGCCTACGCCCTCGACGAGTGGCTGCTCGGCCACCCCGAGGCACCCGTCGCCACCGACGCCGACTACCCCGCATGGGCCGCCCAGCTGGCCACCCAACCCACCTACTTCCGCGCCAAGGAGATGTCGTGACGACGTTCGCTGACCTGTCTCGCCCGATGGCCCTCATGCGTCTCCTCGCCGCCGACCATCCGCACCTGCCCGCCCCGCACGTTGGGGTGTCGCCGCACTACCCGTACCGGCTGGAACTGTCCGTGCACGGCGACCTCGGCGCATTCGAGGCGTGGCGTGAGGCCCTCGGTGTCGACCCGGAAGCGGTCCGCCGCAACACGCAGTCCGGCGGCATGACGCTCGTCCTCACCGCCGCCACGACCATCGCGGACGCCCACGTCGAGCTCGTCGGCTACAGCCCCAACCTGGCCCTCGTCGCAGAGGCGGTGGCGTGATGACGACCGCGACGGAACCCCGCAGGCTGGAGGACTTGGAGCAGGACGCGATCGCCCGCGTGGATGCCGAGTTCCAGCGCCGCGCCCTCGGCGTCAAGCCGTGGACGTTCGCCGAGTACATCGAGCGTTGCTGCCGCGTCCACGCCCGCTACGAGGCGTTCCGCCAGTGGCAGCGCCTCCACCCGCAGGCGGTGGCCTGATGACCATCCTCGACCTGCCCCCGATGCCCGCCGACGCCAACCCGGTCATCCTGCCCGGCCTGCTGTCCGGCCTTGGTATCACGCCCCGCACCCCGGACCCCGACTTCAAGGCCAGCGTCGACGGCGGATTCACCGAATCGTTCGAGGACTACTGCCAGCGCATCAGCCAGCTGGACGCCTGATGAGCGGCGGGGAGATAGACACGCTTGGCGTCGGCCCGGTCACCAGCCTGCCGCCGACCCTGCAGCGGGCCGCCGCGATCCGCATCGCCGACCAGGTCGCCGCGGAGAACCCGAATCCGCTCGACGACACCATGCCGAAGCTCGCCGGCCGCCTCCTCGCCAAAGACCCGGTGGTCGCCGCCGGACTGCGGGAACTCCTCGACGCCGTCTTCGGTACCCGACTCAACCGCGAACCCCAGGAGGGGCCGTGAGCCTGCACCTCCCCAAGCTGAAGGGCCACGGCCGACGCCGCGCCGTCGACAAGGTCGCGGAGCTCCGCGACGAGAACCGACGGCTGCTCACGATCACGCACCGCGCCGGGGACGACATCGCCCTCCTGCAGGAGAACCTCGCCGAGGCCCACGCCAAGCAGGCCGATGCGGAGCTGATCGTCGTGCAGCAGCAGGCCGATATCGACGAGCTCACCGCCGAGCGTGACCTGCTCCGGGATGAAGTCCTCAAGTTCCGGGCCCGCTTTGGCCCGCAGCTCGCCGCCGAAGCCAACGCCAACCGCATCACCGTGCCGCCGATGCAGCGCATCGGCGCCGATCAGGACACCGGCACGTTCGACGTCACCACGCTCTGGGATGCGGCCGATGCCGGACTCCTCGGACCCGTCACCGACCCCGGCCGCGTGCACGGCTAGGGGGTGGCGTAGATGGCAGTCAAGCCGGCAGTGCACTACATCGCCGCCTGCAACATCTGCGGCGCCGAGTACGACGACGGCGAAGTCGGCGGCTGGTCCGACACACCCGCCGACGCAATCGACTGGGTCAACCGCGACGAAGAGTGGACCGCCTACCAGGACGACTGGGTGATCTGCCCCATCGCCGACCCGGCCCACAACCACGCCCGCGGCCACGAACCCGACACCAGCGTCCACGTCGGACCGGACCAGATGGCCATCCGCTTCCCCGCCGAACCCGCCGCCTGATCTCGCCGCCGCGCCGGATGCCACCGGCCGGCGCAGCGGCGGCCAACGCACGAACCCCCGAGCGCTAGAGACGCCCGGGGATCCGACACCAGCATCCCACGGAGGGATTCCCGTGATCAACGAGACCACCGAGTACCGAATGGTCGTCCACGGCGAGCAGAAGTACACCGTCCGCAACGCCATCCAGGCGGCGCCCGGACTGGTCGTCTTCCGGATGCCCGCCGACCAGTCCCTGAACAACCCGGCTCGCTGGCGGATCGGCCACCACGAGGGCCTCGCTATCGCCGAAGCAATGACCCGCGAGAACGCGTTCAAGGGCGTCGAGATCCTCGTCCAGTCCGGCATCGACTGGACGCAGGGCACCGAAACCATCCAGGCCGCGGTCAGCGGCGACACCGTCCACGACTTGACCACCAAGCTCAGCTGGGCCTGGTGCGAGCGGCCCGGCAGCAACTACCTGCCCGGCGACGTCAGCAACAACGGCACCTACACCGATGCCGGCATCGAGGAAGCAGCGGCTGCGGCGAAGGCGGACGGGTTCAACGCCGCGGACATCCTCGTCGCAATGACCCACACCGTGCCGTGGATGGGCCTCGACACCGAGGACTTCAACGAGGCCCACAACCGCATCACGGAACTCGCCGACGGCGACTAGCCGGCCCGCCTCCCACAGCCCGCCGTCTGGCGCCTTCCCCCTCGCGCCGCGGCTTCCGAAGGGTCCCGCTCCCCGACCCTCCCCCTCGTCGAGGAGCGGGACCCACCACCCAGCACACCCATTTGGAGCCTCACATGAGCACCAGCAGCCCCACCATCCCGGCGGACGTCGCCGCGCACGTCCTGTTCCACTACGGCCGCGAAGGCGGCTACCAGGCCGGCGGATTCACCGAACTCATCATCAGCGCCATCGACCGCGCCGACCCCGCCAACAAGGCGAAGCTGGAACTCGGCTTCCCCGACTACGTCGCCGCCGTCAACGTCATCCAGTACTCCGGCACCGGCGTGGAGTACCTGCAGACCATCGTCCGCGGCGGGGCCGCCGCATGACCACCGTGATCGCGCCGACCGGCGTCCTCCTCGGCTCCTTCAAGCCGGGTACGCCCGAGTGGAACGAAGCCCGCAAGGGCCTGTGCATCACCGCCACCGAGATCGCCGCCGTCGTCGGCCTGTCGCCCTGGACGTCGAAGTTCACGCTGTGGCACAAGAAGGCCGGCCTGCCGTCCGCGCCGTTCGAGCCGTCGCCGGAGATGAAGTGGGGCGTCCGCTTCGAGGACGACGTGGCCGAGGAGTTCGCCGAGCGCCACCCCGAGCACCCGCTGCTGCACACCGGCACCTGGAAGCACCGGGAGCGGGAGTGGCAGCGCGCCACCCCAGACCGGCTGCACGGCGGCAGCATCGTCGAGATCAAGACTGCAGCCTCCCCTGACGGCTGGGGGCCGGACGGTAGCGATGAGTTCCCGGTGCACTACCGCTGTCAGGTGCTCTGGCAGCAGGACACGCTGGGACTTCGCCAGCCAGCTCGACTCGCCGTCCTGATCCTGCCCTACGACTACCGCGAGTACGTCGTCGAGTACGACGACGCCGAAGCGAAGATTCTGCGCGACGCCGCCGAACGCTTCCTCGACGACGTCCGTGCAGGCAACCGGCCGCCGATCGACGGGGCGACCGACACGTACCGCACGATCCGCGTCCAGCCGGACGGGCTCGAGGACCGCGACGTCGAGATCCCCACCGAGCTTGTCGACCGCTGGGACGCCGCATACGCCGTAGCCGCCAGTAGCAGCGCCGAACTCACCCAAGTCCGCGGCGAAGTCCTCGACCTCATCGGCAACGGCAAGCGCGCGGTCTGCGGAGACCGTCGCATCGCCTACCGCACCGTCCGCGACGGTCACACCCACAGCCTCCACCCCTACACCAGCAGCAAGGACGCAGCATGAGCAGCCAGATCGGCAACGCCATCGAGAAGCGCGACCAGGGCCCGGCCGCCCAGATCGAGCAGTACCGCGACGAATACGCCGCCCTCGTCCCCTCCCACGTCAACGCCGACCAGTGGATCCGCCTCGCCGTCGGCGCCATCCGCGGCAACAAGGACCTCGAGCAGGCCGCCCGCACCGACGTCGGTGTCTTCCTGCGGGAACTGAAGACCGCGGCCCGTCTCGGTCTGGAGCCCGGCACCGAGCAGTTCTATCTGACCCCACGGAAGTCCAAGGCCCACGGCTACAAGCTGATCATCAAGGGGATCGTCGGCTACCAGGGCATCGTCGAACTCATCTACCGGGCCGGCGCCGTCTCCACCGTCATCGTCGAAGCCGTCCGCGAACGCGACACCTTCCGATACGTGCCCGGCCGCGACGACAGGCCCGTCCACGAGATCGACTGGTTCGGCGCCGACCGCGGCCCCCTCGTCGGCGTGTACGCCTACGCCGTCATGAAGGACGGGGCCGTCTCCAAGGTCGTCGTCCTCAACCGCAAGCGCGTCATGGAGATCCGCGCCAAGTCCGACGGCAAGGACTCCGAGTACAGCCCGTGGAACACCAACGAGGAATCCATGTGGCTCAAGTCGGCGGTCCGGCAGCTGGCCAAGTGGGTGCCGACTTCCGCCGAGTACATGCGGGAGCAGCTCCGCGCCCAGGCCGAAGTCGCTGGCGAGTTGGCCGCCGCCCCGTCCACGGCGGGAGGGCCGGCCGTGCCGCAGCCGACCGTCCTCGACGACACCGACCCCGACTACGACGAGGGCCCCATCGAGGCCGAGCTCGTCGACGACTGAAGTCGCACCAAACATCCGGTCGCCCGCGCCCCATAACCCCTGTGTACGGCCGCCCGCACCCGTAATGCGGGCGGCCCCTCCACCAAGGACATCACAGCCTCGAGGAGCCCGCCATGGCCCGCAAGCTCACACCCGCCGAACGCCTCGCCTCCGCCGAAAAGGATCTCCTGCTGGAGGAGATCGCCGACCAGTCCTCGTGGGACCAGTTCCTCGTCGAGCAGGCCGTCTTCCACTTCGGCCAGCGCCACGACGAATGGTCCTGCAACGACCTCCGCGACGTGCTGCCCGAGCTGGGCCACGGCTTCCTCGGCGCCGCCATCAACAGCCTCCGCGGCGGCGGGATCATCGCCCACACCGGCCGCATGGTGCCGTCCACCCAGGCCAACACCCACGCCCACCGCATCGCCGTCTGGACCCTCACCGACAAGGGCCGGGCGATAGCCGCCAAGCGCCAGGCCGTCCGCGCCGACCAGCGGAGGGCCGCCTGATGGACCACCCCGCCGCCCTGTTCCTCGCCTGCGTCGCCCTCATGGCCGGTGTCGCTGCGGTCGTGTTCGCCCTCATCGTCCGGCCCGCGAGGAGGCGGACGTGAGCCCCGACGCCATCTTCTGGGCCGCCGCCGTCGCCTTCGTGATCCTCGCCGGATTCGCCGCCTACCTCACCGCCGCAATCGGCTACTGGACCGCCGTCCTCGCCGTCTGGACCAGCCGCACCATCGCCCACCGCACCCGGAAGGAGAAGCCGTGACCACCGCCAGCGCCCCCCACCACGACAACACCACCTGCGCACAGTGGTACAGCTGCCGCCTCCCAGCATGCCGGGATCAACGCAACGCCCGCCGCCGCGGCATCAAAGCCGGCACCATCCAGCCCGCCCGCACCCTCATCGACGCCGCACCCATCCGCCAACACATCCTCGACCTGCAAGCCGCAGGCCTCACCCCAACCCGCATTGCCCGCCTGGCCGGCATGTCCCACACCAACATCACCGACTTCCTGCACGCCAGCCCCAGCCAAGGGCGAGGACGCAAACGGCACACCACCCCCGAAGTCGCAGAAAAGATCCTCGCCGTACAGCCACTCACCACCGTGGGCACCTTCCGCCGCATCCAAGCCCTCGTCGCGATCGGCTGGCCCATCCGGCAGATCGCCGCACGCGCCGACGTGTCCGCCCGATGGATCGTCAGCCTCCGCCCCGAAACCGTCGTCAACCTCGTCACCGCCAAAAAGATCGCTGCCGCCTACAACGAACTCCGCGACCTCAACCCGGAGAAGAACGGCGTCTGGCCCGGACACGCCAGCAGGTCGAGGCAGCGCGCCAAAGCCAACCGCTGGCCGCCGCCCAAGTACTGGGCCGACCGCATGGACGACATCGACGACCCCCACTTCCAGCCGATGTACGGCGTCACGCGCGGTGAACTCCTCGCCCACGACGCCCGCGAACTCATGCGCGTCTCCGGCCTCACCTGCGAACAAGCCGCCGAACGCCTCGGCGTCACCAAGGCCCACCTCTACCAAGAACTCACCCGCCACCCCCAGCCCGAACAGGAGCTCGCCGCATGAGTGCCCGCCCGTCGAAGAAGCTGCCCCGCACGGCCACGCACCGGCCGGCCGTCAAGCGCCGCCGCTTCCGCCACGACGAGTACACCGCGGTCGACCTGTTCTCCGGCTTCGGCGGGCTCACCGAGGGCATCCGGCGAGCCGGGTTCACGACGATCATGGCGGCAAACCACAACGAGTACAAAGTACGGGTCCACGAGGCGAACCACGACTACGCCGAACACTGGATCGCCGACCTCGTCGACCCTGAGGCCGCCGACTACCACTCCGCCCGGGACCTCCCCCCGGCCGACATCCTGGTCGCTGGCGTGAGCTGCGTGAATCACTCGCAGGCGAACACACTCAAGGCCTACCTGACGGGCGGGACCCTGTTCGAGTTGGACGACCCCGACTACGAGGCTCGGGTCACGAAGTCCGAGCGGGACCGGGCCACCGCCAACTGCGTCCTTCACTACGCCGCCCAGCACCGGCCGCGGATGATCCTCGTCGAGTGCACCACCGAGCTGCAGTCCTGGGGCCCGCTCCTGCCCGGCAGCAAGAAGGTCGGTGACGGTTCGACGTACCGGTGGTGGCTGAAGCAGTTCGAGCTGCTCGACTACAACCACAAGGTGCTGTTCCTGAACTCCCAGTTCTTCGACGTGCCGCAGTCCCGCAACCGCGGCTACTGGGTGTTCGTGCACAAGTCCCTGCCGATGCCGGACCTGGAGCACCGCCCGGTGTCCCGCTGCCACCGCTGCGACAAGGACGTCGAAGCCGTGTGGACGTGGCGGACCGGGATCCCGCCGACCGGGAAGGTCGCTTACGGCGAGCAGTACGAGTACCGCTGCCCGTCGTGCCGCGCCGCCGTGGTTCCGCCCATGGCGCCGTCGATCACCGCCCTGGACCTCAGCGACCTCGGCACCCGCATCGGCGACCGGCCGGTCAAGACGTTCAAGGACGGCCACCGCGGGCCGTTCGCAGCGTCGACGACAGCCCGAATCGAGAGGTGCCGACGGAAGTTCGCCGACTTCCCGGCCATCCTCATGCCCGCCAAGGGCGTGCACGGCTCGGAGCGCCTGCTGCTGCAGCCGCTGGCGACGCAGACCAGCCAGCAGGAGACCGCGATCCTGTCGACCGGTCTGGCCCCGCAGGGCCTCTGGGAGGAGACGGCGCTCGCGCTCGCCGTCGACAACTACCAAGGCGCGCCACGCGGGGCCGGCGAGCCCCTTCCCACTCAGGTCGGCTCCGAGACGCTCGCCGTCGTCTCCTCCGGCGTCATCCCGTACCGCAAGCACACCGTGCCCGCCGTGCACTCCGAGCCGATGTCGACGTTCACCTCCGACCAGATCCCCGGGCTGCTGACCGCGGCCGGCTGGTTCAAGCAGAACGGCTCCACCGGAACCGAGACCGCAGCCCACCCGGTGACCGATCCGCTGGGCACCATCACCGCCCGCGACACGACAGCGCTGCTCACTGCCGACTGGGGACCTGCACTGTCGGAGCTGCCGATCGAAGAGTGCTTCTACCGCATGATGCGGGCGCACGAGATCGGCCGCGGCTGTGGCTTCGACGTCGACTTCGGCGCCCACAAGGGGACGTTCATCGTTTGGGGATCCGACCGGGACCAGACGAACGGCTTCGGCAACGCCGTCTCCCCGCAGGTCGGGGAGTGGATCGGGAACCGCCTGCGGGCCGTCCTCCACTCCCCGCAGGACCGCGGGTCCACGAGCGACCTGGCAGCCGCCGCGTGACCGCCCACCGCCAGCCGCGCGCCCGGCCCTGACCGGCAGGCAGAACCGGAGCGCCCGCCTCCGTGTCAGTGCCGTGCGGACCATCAGAGATAGAGCCACCACCAGCCGAAGGAAAAGCCGTGACCTTGGACGCCATGAACTGGGTGTGGGATCACTCCCGGTCGAAGGGGAACACCAGGATCGCCCTGCTCTATGTGGCGGACCAGGTGCGCACTCCGGCGTGCGAAGTGCGTCTGGGACGCGGCGACTTCATCAAGGCGATCAACAGCGCGAAGAACACTGTGCGGGACGCGCTGGCTGATGCCGAGAAGCTCGGCGAGCTGGTTGTCGTAGAGCCTGCATCTGGCCGCCGGAAGGCCCTGTATCGCCTCCCATTGGCCGTCGGCTACTCCCGTAGAGGGTCAGAATCTGACCCTCTAGAAACTCGTAGAGGGTCAGATTCTGACCCTCTACAGCCTCAGGACCCCTCCCGTAGAGGGTCAGATTCTGACCCTCTGGAATCCGTAGAGGGTCAAAATTCGACCCGTAGAGGGTCAGAATCTGACCCCCACTCCCCATCCCCAAAAGAGCTAGCTACGGGAGGAGCGGGAAAGCCGGACGCCTTCCAGATCTGCCAGCCCCTCATCACCGCCATGACCCAGGCCGGGATCACCGTCTCCTGGAGCATGCAGCCCAAGGACTGGCTGGAGATCGCGAACATCGTCCAGCGCGCCGGCATCCCCGCCATGGTCGCCTTCGCCCGGGACACGAAGAACACCTCCCGGCAGCCCATCCGCTACGCCACGTTCTTCCTCCGTGGCGGATGGAAGGGCCTCCCGCCCACAGCCCCCGGAGCCCAGACGCCACCCAGCACTGCCAGTGGCAAGCCGCCGCACTGCGGCCACCCGGACTGCGACCCCGTCACCCGCACCCGCGAGACCGAAGACGACCGCGGACTCCGCGCCGTCAACCACTGCCCCGCCTGCCACCCCGCCAGCCAGAAAGGACGCGCCGCATGACCGAGCCCCTGTGGGAGCCCGAAGTCCTACCCGAAGAGCAGATGACGCCCCACAACCGCGAAGCTGAGAAAGCCGCTCTCGGCTCCATGTTCTTCGACCTGACCGCCATCGACACCGCCGATCGCATCCTGGCCGGCCCCGAGGACTTCTACGAGCAGCGCCACCAGACCATCTACCGCACCGTCATTGGCATGTACTGCCGCGACCGCAAGCCCAAGATCGACCCCATCACCGTTGCGGCTGAGCTCCTCGCCAGCGGAGAACTCACCAAGGTCGGCGGGTCCAGCTACCTCCACGAGCTCGCCCAGTCCGTGCCGATCGTCGGCAACGCAGCCGGATACGCCGAGATCATCCGGGAGCACGCCCAACTGCGCGCCGTCCTCACCGCCACACGCAAAGCCAGCCAGCGCGTCCTCACTGCCGCCAACACCGCTGCCGAAATCCTCGAAGCGGCCATGGCCGACCTCCAGGCCGCCGCCAAGGGCGTCCAGCCCGCCGACGAGAAGCTGTCCGTAGCCGACCGGTGGATGGGCTTCATCGACGAACTCGAAGCCGGCCACGACCCGCGCGCCCTCGACACCCCCTGGTACGACCTCAACGAGATCATCGAACTCAAGCCTGGCCAGCTCATCACCGTCGGCGCCGGAACCGGGCAGGGCAAGTCCCTGTTCGGAATGAACCTCGCCGCGCACGTTGCCCTCACCCGCGGTAAGCCCGCCCTGGTCGCCTCCATGGAGATGGGCGGCAGCGAGCTCATGGCCCGTCTCACCGCCGCCGAAGCAGGCGTCAATGTCGACAAACTGGTCCGCCGCAAGCTTGACGCTTCTGACTGGGAGAAAGTCTTCCGCGCCGCGCCGAAGCTCCAGAACGCCCACAACTTCATCCTCGACGACTCCCCGAACCTCACCATCGGCAAGATCCGCGCCCGAGTCCGGTGGATGACCGCGGCCGGGAACCCTCCCGCCATCGTCGTCGCCGACTACCTGCAGCTCATGACGCCCGAGTCGGACGGCAAGAAGGACCGGACCCGCGCCAACGAGGTCGCCGAAATCTCCCGCAACCTCAAGCTGCTGGCGATGGAGTTCGAGATCCCCGTCGTCGCGCTCGCCCAGTTCAACCGCGGAGCAGTCGGCCGTCAGCCCATGGTGTCCGACTTCAAGGATTCTTCCTCGATCGAGCAGGACTCCAACGTCATCGTCCTGATGCACCGCCCTCTCGCCGAAGACGGCAGCGACACCGGGCCCCGGGCCGGTGAGATCGACCTCATCGTCGCCAAGAACCGCAACGGCGCGAACAACCGCATCGTCGCCCTCACCTTCCAGGGGCATTACGCGCGCCTCCGCTCCATGGGGAGGGGCTGACGATGGCCATCCAGGCGATCAACACGTACTACGCGGGGCACCACTTCCGCAGCCGGCTCGAAGCCCGGTGGGCGCACGTCTTCAACGACCTTGGCCTGCGCTGGGAGTACGAGCCGCAGGGCTACCGCGTCGGCGAAGAACGCCGCCCCTACCTGCCCGACTTCCTTCTTCCCGACGTCGGCTGGTGGATCGAGGTCAAGGGCAGTCAGGACCGCCTCGACATGAGCCTGCTTGCCGATGCCGTCCACCCCACGAAGGGCCTGGGCGCCAGCGGGGGCAGCACGAACTTGCTGATCCTCGGGCAGATCCCCGACGCGAACGGTGCGGCCCCGCTGCACCACAGCGTCACCCGCGCCGCGCACTGCGGAAAGCTCCACCGTTGCTCGGGCGAGTGCGACTTCCCGCCTGTTCTGTACGGCCTGCACCTGTTCATGGCGGCAGCTGACCTTGAGCACCTGGGCGCCGACCTGAGCAGCGTTCGATCCGGCGACCTGGAGACCTGGCAGCGCTGGGGCGCAATGCCGATTCCGGTCGGCCGCGCAACAACGAAGCCTCTTAAGGGCGACCTCACCAAGCCCATGGTCCACCCAGGGATAGCCGTTGGGCCGCACGTTGAGGCCGCCTACACCCTCGGCCGCACGGCCCGTTTCGAGCACGGCGAGGCCGCCTGATGCCGCGTTGTGCGGCGTGTGGCCGGCGTCTGCGGGTTCCGTCGCCGTCGGGTTTGGGCCCGGTGTGCGCTCGCCGTCTGGTAGCGGCCACCACCCAGCCGGCCCGCGCCTCACCGACCATCGCGCCGGTGCCTGCGATCCCCGGCCAGACCGAACTACCGCTCGTGGACCACCAACCCACCCTGTGGAGCCTCTGACAACGGCCCCGCCCCACCCCACCCACGAAAGAGCAGGCATGACTCACTCAGGACAAACCGCGACCACCACCCGGTGCCGCTGCATCTGCCCCAACGGATGCGATTGCGGCTGCACCTGCCTCGCCGCGATCGAACTCCGAGCCGAACAACGCGCTCGCCGCGCAGCCGACGGTGGGCCCATCCGCATCCAACGCAAGCGCATCCCCGGCTGGCGCAAGCCCGAAGGCGCCGTCTACGTCGGCCGCCCCACCCGCTTCGGCAACCCGTACCGCCTCGTCCGCCAGAACAACGGATGGACCGTCCAGTTCGGAGACCACGGCGGCGGCGTGGGCACCTTCCCGACTGACGTCGGCGCCCGCCAGTACGCCACAGAAGCCTTCCGCGTCTGGATCAACCAGCCCGAGCAGGCCGAGTCTCGGCGCCTGTTCCGCGCCCTGCTGCACGGCCGTGACCTCACCTGCTGGTGCCCGCTGCCCGCCGAGGGCGAGCCCGATCACTGCCACGCCGCTGTGCTCCTGGAGCTCGCCAACAACCCGGCCCCGACCTCCTGACCCCTGCCGCCGCCGGCATCACACCCCACCCCGGAAAGGACCACCACCGCCATGACCACCCCCGCCGAGATCCGCCTCGCCCAGTACGGCGAACGCACCAGCACCTGGTCGACGGCCACCTACAACGACGGCACCGAGAAGGCGTTGCACGAGATCGCCCTCGGGCTGAAGGCGGAGATCGACCGGCTGCGCGCCGAGCTCGCCGAGGAGAAGGCCAGCCACGACCCCCGCCTGCGCTGTCTCATCGTCAAGGCCGCCCCGGACCGAGACCAGTACGTCGGCTGGTCGAACGTCTGCGAGATGCCCGCTGGCGTGTGGTCCCGCGAGACCGCCCTCGAGTACGGGTTCCCGCCCTCCCGTCTCGACCGGGCCGACGCCACGGGCAGCTCGTCGCACATCGGTGATGGGGCGTGGGACGACAACGGCTTCGTCGCTGAGCAGCGCGGCTGGCTCCGTCGGGAGCTGCTCGGGGACTACGCGGTCGAGTACCTCCACGGGGACCGGGAGGCGGCCTACGCGCTGCTGGAGCCGTTCGACAGCGAGCCCGACCCCGCCGCTGTCCCGTCTGCGTGAGGAGCCGACATGCCCACACCCGCGTACCCGCCCGCCGACGACCGCCTCCGGCACCTGCTCGCCCAACGCATCAACTGCCACGTCGACACCTGGAAGCTCGCGTTCTTCGTCGCGGGCGCCATCGTCGACGACCCGGAGATCCGCGCCGAGCTCGACCGGATCGCTGCCGCGCACACCGCCGGCCAGCCGTGCGGGGACCGCAACTGCCGCGCCTGCTTTGACGCCGCCGCCCGTACCGCGACCTGAGGAGACCACCATGACCCCCGAGCAGCACGACCGCGAGCAGCAGATGCGCGCCGACCTCGAAACCGGCTTCACCGACCACGCATGGGCCGTCGGCTACGTCCTGTGCCCGGCCCGCGAGAAGTGCGTCAGCCCGTCCGGGATCCGCGGGCTCTTCAAGCCGCTGAAGAACGGCCGTGTACCGATGCACCGTGGCTGGCTCGGCGAGGAATGCCCGGGTGCCCGGCAGAAGCCGACCACGCCGCCGCTGCAACTCCGCCCCGCCGCCTCGTCCGCCCCGTGACCGGACACGAGCCCGGGCGCTGGTATCGCCCGGGCTCGCACCCCGACCGTACCCCGCTGTCAGACCCACCCCCTACCGTCCCAACACACCACAAACCAGGAGGAGTCACCCATGACCGAGACCCGCACCCTGCCCCACGACCCGTACATCACCGCCGTCTGCGACGCCCTCACCGCCGCCGGCTTCACCCCCGCTGACGCGTTCGCCGACGACACCGACACCAGCGGCACCCACAACTACCTCCGCGCCGTCATCACCCTTGACGACTCCTCTGGCCTCCCCGCGGACCGTTGGCCGCACGGTCTGATCCTCATCTGGGAATGGCACACCGGGATCGAAGCCGAGGACGGCGAGCCGGAGCGCGGCCCGTCGTGGGAGTGGGCCCGGCTGGTCGACGAGCACGGGCAGTGCGGGGAGCGGCAGGCGTTCACCGCCTACGGCTACGCCTCCCCGGCCTACGTGGTGGAGAGCGTTCACGCGCTGATCGCCCGCCGGAACCAGAGCGTGCCGGCCGAGCGGTGGGAGCGGCACGGGGAGCTTGATGCGGCGTGTGAGGCGTGGGGTGTCGACGAAGCCGCCGAGTGAGCACCGGACCGGCCGCCGCTGTTCGACCCAGCGGCGGCCGGCCGTCCCCGACCTTAGCCCGCCCGCCGGGCACGACCGAAAGAAGCACCCCATGACCCAGCCCGAGCCCGCCCCCGCTGACGTCGACGACCAGCTCTGCGTCAGCGAGTTCCCCGGCGACGACACGTTCGTCGGCCAGCTCTGCGAACGAGAGCGCGGCCACAACGGTGACCACGAACACCTCGCCACGATCGCAGGCACTCGGCACACCCGCCGCCTTGTCTGGGCCGCCGAGGTGACTCGATGACCCACCAACCCGACCGCCCGTTCCGCGACGAACCCACCGAGGTGCTTCGCGCGGCCCACGGCCTCGCCGCCACGCACGCCCGGCAGGCCGCCCGCTTCAACCCCGACACGGACAGCCCGCAGTCCGAGGTCGCCGAGCTCTTCCGTACCGAACTCCAGCACCGAGGGGAACTGTGACCGTGAGCAGCAGCCAGACTCTTCCGCCGCCTCAGGGCCCGGAGTACGTGCCGTGCGGGTGCGGCCACATCGAGCCGGAGCACCGTCCGGACGCGGGCGCCTGCCTGGTGTGCGCCTGCGCCGCCTACGGGCCTGCTGCTGCCTCGTCTGCCGTGGCGCCCGCCACCGACCACACCGCGCTCCGCGACCGGATCCGGCGGGTCCTCTGCGAGCGTGACGGCCAGGCCGCCCTGTGGGGCACGGACATGCTGGAGCCCGACGAGTACGGCGCGGACGCCGATGCGGTGTTGTCCGCGCTGCCCGCGAGCGTCGACCGGGCCACCGTGCTCCGCGAGGAAGCAGCCCTCATCCGCGCCCACTGCCCGGACCACCTCGACAGCAACAGCGCCCAGGGCTCGTGGATCAGCTGCCACTGCGACGTAGCCGACGACATGGAACGCCGGATGGCTGCCGAGTCCGCGCCTGCCGACACCGGGCCTGCCGACGGCGAGACGCGGCACGTCGGCGGCACCGCGGAGGACTGCCCCGCCTGCAGCGCACAGGGCCTCGACCAGATCAGCTACCCGTGGGAATGCCCCGGCCCAGAACAGCCCGCCGCTGGGGCGCAGCAGGCGGAGGAGACCCGGCCGTGACCGAGCTCCCCGACTTCCTGACGGCCTACTTCGCCGACCGTCAGCGCGCCCGCGCCGAAGCCGTGAGCGCCTTCCTCGGCTCGCTCACCGACCGCGAGCGCGCCCTGGTCCACGACGCCGCCGTCATGGGCTACGTCCGCGGCTCCATGCACCCGCGCGGCGAGGAGATCCCGCTGAACGCCCCGATCGTCGCCGACGTGGTCAACGCCTGCTTCGCCTTCCCGGACCTGTACCCGGCCGTCAACGCCGCCTTCGAGGACCACCGGCAGACCGTCGAGTACCTCGTCCAGTGCCAACAGCCCGACGGCACCTGGGAGCAGGCCAGCAGCACGACCACCGACGTGCAGTTCGCTGGGGAGCGGCTGGCCGCGCGCCGCAGGATGCAGCCGGAGTACACGTTCCGCCTCGTCCGGCGCACCACCACGGTCGTCATCGAGGCCGCCATCGAGGGCGCGTCGTGACCCTGCTGCTGCTCGCCGCCGCCCTGGCCGTGGGGTACGCCCTCGGCCGGGCCCGGCTCGGACACCGCGCCTCCCAATGGGCCGCCTGGCAGTGGATCGGCAAACGCCCCACCGGCTGGCGCTACATGGGCGCGTGGGTCGTGCTGTCCGCCGAGAACATTGGCTGGCTGATCGTCCACCCCGTCCAGGGCTGGCATGCGTGGCAGCACCGCAACGACCCGCCCCCGCCCCGGAGTCCGGCGCCGAAGATCCGCGACCTCGGCAAGGACGCGTCGTGATCGCCGAGGCGGTCGACACCGTGCTCACCCTCGGCGCCGCGTTCGTCGTGTGGATCGTGCTGCTCGCCGCGACCGCCACCCTCGCCCTGTGGACCGTCCTCGTCACCGTCGTGTGGGCGTGCCGGGGGCTGTGGCGGGGCGTGACGGCGGTCAGGAGCACCGTACAGCGCCCGACGGTCCCCGAGTTGCTTCCCGCGCCTCACGAGCCGTCACGCGCCCGCACAGCCCCGTCGTGGGCCAACGCCCGACCGACCAAGGAGAACTGACCATGCCGATCACTCACCAGGAAGAGCCCGTCTACAAGCTGGTCTGCGACAACACCGACTGCACCAGCGAGGACTGGACGGCCCTCGACCCCGACGACGAGATCAAGTACTTCGACCTTCCCCAGCACGCCCGCGAGTGGGGCCGCGTCAACGGCTGGGAGGTCGGCGACCGGGTCCTCTGCCCGCGCGACGCCGCCGAAGCGCGAGAGCAGCGGGAGCAGGCCGAGGACATCGCGGCCGCGGTCGCCGACGCGCTGACGGAGGGCTGAACCGTGGCTGACCGTATCGGGCCCCGGTGCGGCAACAACCCGAACGTGCGGCTCACTCCAGGGGACCAGAAGGTACTGGAGGACTTCGCCGCCTTCCTCGAACAGTGTGCCCGGCCACTGCCCGTCGTGTCCGAGACGGACGCCGAACGCCTGGCGACGCTTGCGGACTGCACGGACGCCGACAGGGGTGGTCTGCACTGCGATCACTACCAGGAAGGCGACGGGCCGTGCTGTGCGTGCGCTCGGCCGAATTGGTGCCCAGACGGCGGGGTCGCGCCCGCCCGCTGACCCCGCCCCCGCGGCGCCGGGTCCCGCCACCCCAGCC